CCGTTAGGTCAAATGTAAATTCAAGCGCAACCACATACGAAAATGCTTTTGCATTCAAAAATGGTGACATATCAAGAATCCAAGGTTGGGGAGATTACACATTTACTGGTGCAATTACAAACCAAGGATTGCAGGTAAACGCGGGTATAAATACGCTGGCTCCTGCTACAGACATATATGGTGTGACGTGGATTACACCAGCAACACCAACCATTGGAGCTGCTGAGTTCTACAACTACTCTCCGGTAGGCAACTATATGCCAACCGACAGACAAGCATCTGCGATCACAATCGCTCCCGGCTCAACATCACAATCAATCGAACTGTATCTCGGTGTTACTGGGCTCACAGCCTCCACATCTGGTCTCTCAGCTCGCTACAACAGGACACGCACAGCATCAGTAAGCATCCCGCTGGTAGCCCGTACAATCGCACAGGCGTGGACTTCTGGTGGCTTTGCTGAGGTAGACGCTACCAATATGCCGGGGGTCTATCGCTTAGACCTTCCCGATGCTGCACTTGCTGCTGGTGCTGACGATGTGACAGTCGTGGTGCGTGGTGCATCTGGTACTAACGGTGCGGTGATGACGGTCAAACTGTCCTCTGGTGGTCTAACAGCGGCACAGACGGCAGACGCTATTCTGAATCGTAAGTTAGACAGTACGGGTGACGGCACTGACACACTCAACGAACGTACCGTTCGTAGTGCATTGCGAGCAATGCGTAATAAGGTGTCTGTAGGAAGTAACATAATGACGGTATACAAAGAGGACGATTCAGCCACTGCATGGACTGCATCGTTGTCTAACACTTCTGACGTGACGGTAGATCCGTCGTAAAGTAAGTAGGAAAATATTAATGCGTAGCACACTACAAATCACAGACGCGACAACTACTGAAGACGGAGCAATTGCTATTGAATTCAACAACGGTCAAGTCATTACGCTTACAGATCAACAGTGGCAAGACGAGATATATCAATGCCAGACAAACTACCCAATGGCTTTGATGCGATCATTGTTGGTGCAAGAATATCTTGTCAATGCCACAACTGGTGGAGAAGCAATCTTTGATACAACTGCACCTAACGGTGCGTGGATAGAAAAAATTGGCTAGAGTAGACTTTATCCACCCTTGGTTTTTGCCACAACCAACAAGTACTAGTAACTCTGGCAACAGGCAAATACGAGCTATAGGTGATTATGTAGCGTGTATTAGACAAGCAGAAGAATCCGCTACCATTACCAAGGTGGGTTTTTACTTTGATGCTCGCGGAACAAATGCTACACCGGGTACGTGTCGTGTTGGAATTCAATCAGTAAACACAAGTGGTGACATTAGTGGGACGTGGCTAGGCTACACAGATTACACTGCTGACTCAACTAACTTTCCTAACTTTAGTGGTGTGAATCTAGACATAACGGCAAATGGAACTGCGTCCGTAACCAGAGGTCAGTTGTATGCAATTGTTATGTATGCACAATCTGGAACGTGGGATGCTTCAAATAACTTGCAGTTTACGACGTTGTTTTCTGGCGTAGGTCAGAATGTAACATCGTTTCCTACGATGAAATCAGTGGCTGGTGGTGTTGCTAGTAACAATAACAACCCTCAAGCTCATGCAAATATATATTGTGAATCTAGTACTGCTACATATGGCAACCCGCAAGTTACTCCGTCTAACGTAACTAGTTGGAATAGCGCATCTACTCCAGACGAGATTGGAGTTAAGTTCAGTCTCGAATCATCGTGGACAACAAACTATAACGTCTTAGGCGTTAACGGCATTTTTGGTATAACCAACAGCGCGTCTACGGCTACGCTAAATTTGTATGACAGTGGTGGCTCACTCCTGCAAAGTAAGTCTTTTACGGCAACCGAAATCTATGCCGGTACTAACACTGCAAACCTCCGAACGCTTATGTTTGATACGTCTACACTGGCAAGCTTGACACCCGGAAGCACATACAGGATCACAGTAGAAGTAACTAATGCATCATTAGGGTTTACTACTTTTCTTCAAGTAAACTTTCCAAACAATACTGTTGTTAGGGCATTTACTGGTTCCGGTATATACCAAAGGACTCAACGCACTAATGCTGGTGCATGGACTGATACCGATACAGCAGTCCCAGCTTGGAAGTTGCTCATCAGTGCTGCTACAGCAAGTGCTAGTGGTGGAGGGATGTTAGTTCATCCCGGAATGTCGGGAGGCATACGTGGCTAAACAATTAGTACAATTAAATAACACTAGCCGAAGCGAATACATCTTTATACAGAACTCGTCCAGCACTACGGGAGCAGGGTTAACTGGTCTTACTTACTTGTCGGCTGGATTGACTGCGGCTTATGTAGTAGAGCGTGGCACTGCAGCATCAATAGGCCTTGCATCATTAGCTAGTGCAAATGCAGCTTGGTCTTCAGGTGGATTTATCGAAGTTGACGCTGCGTTAATGCCGGGAGTGTATAGGTTCGACGTACCTAACGTAGTATTTGCGACAGCTGATAAATCTGTAGTTATGCTAAAAGGCGCAACTAATATGGCTCCAGTTGTCCTTGAATATCAGATTGTAGGGTTCAATCCTGACGATGCTGTACGTCTTGGGCTAACAGCTATACCTAACGTTGCACAGGGTACTACAGGCGCCATCTCGACAGGTAATGCTACTGGGCAGGTAACAGTTGTAACCAACAACGACAAGACTGGATACAGCCTTACAACGGCTCCTCTGACCACAGCGCAAACAGCATCTGCCGTCTGGGATGCATTGCTTGCGTCGTATACAACAGTCAACTCCTTTGGGGCGAGAGTTGTTAGGACGTTATCTTCATCAACTACAAATGAAGTAACTATTGGTGCATCTAACCATATTGCTGCTAATATACACGCAATGCAAAATAATGTAATTACAGCTGCTGCTATTGCTACAGACGCAATTACAAGTGATGAACTAGCAACTTCTGCGCTTACCGAAATTGCAGATGCAATACTTAACAGGAGTCTGGCAGCAGCTGGAGCAGCCAATAACATTGCGATTACATCTATTTCTTCACCCGGAACATTTAATGCAGTAAATACATTAGTAGTTGATGATCGAGTTGCATTCGTGGGAACGGCTCCAGCAAACTTTGCTTTAGGTGTTGCTTATTGGGTAAGATCTACAGTAACTAGCACAACATTTGAACTTGCTCTTACTCAAGGCGGTCTTGGTGTTTCCACTGGTTCTACTGGTGCATTCACAGCAACTAAGATAACTGGACGTGACATACTTTCAGCAATGAGAGCTATTCGCAACAAATCAGTCATTGCATCAGGGACATTGACTGTATATCAGGAAGATGACACAGCAGCTGCTTGGACAGCAACTGTTGGTTCTGATCCATCGGCTAACCCTATAATAAGTATAGATCCTACCTAGGAGGAATTATGGCAGCATTCTCGAACTACTTGGAAGACCAGATTATTGGATGGGCGTTTTCGGGCGCTACGTTTGCTACACTTCCTACCGCAGGAACTGTATGGGTATCACTACATACTGCAGACCCAGCAGATACAGGTGCAAATGAAGTTACCGGTGGTAACTACGCTCGCATTTCTGTGGCTGCAGCTGGATGGACTAAAACTACTGGTGGAACAGCAAGTGCAACTAACACCGCTGAAATTGTTTATCCTGCGTCAGGGACAGTTACATGGTCTGGAACAGTTACACACGTTGGCATATGGAATGCATCTGGTGCCGGTAACTTTTTGTTTGGCGGTGCATTAACGACTAGTAGAGTTGTTGCATCTGGAGACGTATTTAAATTCTTAGCATCCAACCTTACTATTAGTGTGACCTAATGGCCGATGGTTATATTTCTTGGTGGGGTAAATGGGCCTTTGGCAAAGGCAGTACCGCCGGGGTCATCTCAGCCAGTGCATCTTTTGTTGCACTGGCTGCTGTTACGTCAGCAGGTGTAGTAGAAAAACGAGCAACAGCTAGTGTTTCTGGTGTTGCTACAGTTACATCAATCGGTCAAGCAAACAAGTTAGGTGCATCATCAGTTGTTGGTGTCGCAACCGTTACATCGTCTGCTATTGTTGAAAAGCGAGGGATTAGTTCACTTACTGGTATTGCAACAGTTACCAGCGCTGGTGTTGTTCAGAAACTAGGAAGTAGTTCACTAGTTGGTGTTGCTTCAATAACAGCTGCTGGCCTTGTTGAAAAACGAGCCACGTCATCAATATCTGGCGTTGCAACAGTCATAGCAGATGGAATAATCTCCGGCATCGTAACGGCTACATCCAATGTATCTGGTATAGCGTCAATAACATCTGTAGGCATCGTTGAAAAAAGAGCTACATCAAGTATCTCCGGCATTGCATCAATCAACGCAAATGCAGTTCTTGGTGGCGTTGTAAATGGCACAGCAAGTGTTACTGGTATTGCTTCCATATCAGCTGCTGGTGTTGTTGAGAAACGTGGTTTATCAAGCCTTATAGGTGTAGTAACAATCACCGGTGCGCTTACAAAAGAAGTACAAGTCAGTTCATCCATTACTGGTATTGGATCGATAGTTGCAGCTGGCATCCGTGAGAAACAAGCTAACTCCAGTATTACCGGTGTTGCATCAGTAACAAGTACCGCTAATAGTATTTCCAGAAACGCATCTAGCATTACTGGCATAGCAACTATTAATGCTAACGCAACAGTAACAGATGCAGCAGTACCTTGCCCATGCCCAGACTGGGAAGTTGGTGATTATGTAACTTGTAACTGGTTAGTAACAGGTGGAGTAGGAATTGCGTCACTGCCATCTACTATTCCAGTGTTTAGATTATTTAATTATGGATATAACCCAGACACTTGCAATTATCAGTTTAATGTGGCACCTAATGTACAATACGATGTAGAAAATGTAACTCTAAACGCATTTAGCAACAGTAGTGTTGTGGCGTGTGGTTGGTCACGAAAAGGGTGTTCGTAATGGCAGTACGACAAGTTAGAAATAATCAGCAACCATTTACGCTCGGTGATCGCAAGTTTCAAGGTATTGATACCTATAACGACCCGTCGCGTATTGATGCTGGGTTCTGCCAAAGCCTAAACAATTTATTCATTACTGCTGGTACGGTTCGTCCACGTAATGGCTGGGCTTCTGTTTGGTACAACACTACAGGTTCTCCTGCATATGACTTTGCATTGGCAAATCCAATTAGAGAACTGACTGTCCTACGTGATGCTGGACAAACTAGTAGGTTGTTATTTGCCAGTGGCACTGGACTATATACATATGACACCGCTCAGTACAGTAGTTTAGGTACAAGATACACAACTGCAAATCAACCAGTAGTACTAAATGATAGGACAACTGGTAGTCCATTAAATATTACTAATGCTGACAACGTACGCATGGTTCAGTATGGACGATATGTCTATGGCTGTAGTGGTTCAACCAACCCTTTGTTTAGAGTACGCATGAATGGTAGTACCGTAGAAGCAGAGACATTACCTAATCTAAACTACGATCAAATCAAAAACGTAAAACCAATAGCAACGGCATCATCATTACAGGTTATGGCTGGTGCACAAATAGGTGCAAGAAATACAGCCCCTATTCTAACAAGTGGATTTAGTTCGCTTCCAAGCGCTGCATGGGTAAATCAAATTGGTGACCCAAGTTTTGAGTTAAATGTAAACAGTGGTTTTAATAGATGGAACTACAACACTACAGATGTGCAAAATATTACATCTGGAGCTACAAACAAGTTTGCAACAACAGCTAAAAATCCACAGAACTATATCTCTACTAGGGATGGAACAACAGGAAAGCGTTGTATTAAAATTGATCAGATACAAGACTTCTTAACCCAAGATATTGATGTGCGAACTATTAATTTAGTATCTGATAGTGAACCATTTACGTTTAGTGTTTTAGCAGGAGCATTATCAAACGTAGTAACTACAACGTCACATGGTTTATCAATTGGTCAAAAGATTCAGTTTCAAGCAACTACTGGTGGAGTATCTGTAACTGCAATTTACTATGTTAGAACTATAGTAAACACTACAACATTTACTGTAACTACAGATAGCACATTGTTGTCTGGTCCATTTGTATTTACAGCTGTTTCATCCAGTACTTTTAAGGTTATAAAAAATGCTGGCTTGTATGTATTTACATGCTACATATGGAATGAAGATGACCTTACGAATTTTGTTAGTGCCAACACGATTGACATTAGGGTAAATGCATATAAGACTACGGACAACTCAGCATTTGCATCTAATCAACGCATTGATGGAGCTGAGGTCTATTACAACGCTAGGCCATCTGCTGCTCGTAACTCAAGTGACTGGCAAAGATTTGAAGTTTTTGTAGACTTTAGAGAGTATGCCAACATCATGACTGGCATACAAATTAGGCTGAGCACAGCTTTTGATAGAGGTGGTGGAAGTTACGTGTTAATTGAAGACACGTCTCTGTATGCTATTAATAGTGCGCTTGCATTATCTGATCCGCAGGATGACCCTACTGGCTTAGCTAAGTTAATGGGTAAGCAAGACAACACTACATTTGAAGCTACGTCACCAGTTGATACATACGCACGTTATCTAGAAGGTGAATATATAAAGATAGACTTAGGCGCAAACTATTCATTTACTGAAACTGAAAGTTTAAGTATTAGAGCAGCATTCTCGGAAGTTATTAATTCGTCTATACCGCCATTCAGTTTAGGTTTTCGAGTTGGCAATAAGACTGAATGGACTGGTCAGTGTTCGTATGACAAAGACAAGGGTTACTTGACGTTTCAGTTATTCCCTGTATCTCAGGCATTTAGAACATCGGTTCGTTATCTATATTTTAAACTTGACTACGACTTGCCGACATTACGCAATAACGAATGGTGTATTTCGTTTGGCGAGATTACTAAACAAGGTGCACTAACTCCTTCAAGTAAATACTCATATGCGTTGTCGCTATGGAGACCATACACATTACCTTCTTCACCTACGGCAGCAGCCGGTGTGGCAGCATGGGCCACGACTCCAGAACTACCAACTGGTGATGGCTTTGAAACTACACCTACACAGTTTAGTGCTGATGTAACGATAACTGCTGCCGTTAACCAAGTGACGTTAAAGTTATATGCAGGAGACTTGCGACGTATTGGCGGCGGTAACTGCGTATATAAATACGGCTTGCTATATCGTAAAAATGTTTTAACTGGAGACGATGTTGGTAGGCTCATTGCAATCATTGACTTAGACACAGGTACCTCATATGTTGACGGCACTAAATGGAATGGCGCAACGTCATCGTTTTCAGATGTAGCCACTAACGAGATTACATTTACTGATCAAGTGCAAGACTCTGGATTGTTGTTTGACAATGGTATCGGTACACGTGGATATAGATTACGGCGTGGACGTGATTCATTTCCTACGGGATGTACTGCTATTGCTGTATTCAATAGCCGTTTGTTTGTATCTGTCAATAACACTATTTACACGAGCTGGTTATTAGATCCTGCAAACGAGTATGGAATCTACACGACTAATGTCCCAGATTTCAATGACGCAATGATGAAAACTAAAGGTACTAGTTTTAGTATTTCGTCTAGGACTGATGAAGAGCAGATAATGGATATGGTGCCAATTGGTGGCGATGGCCTTATTCGTGAAAACAGTACGTCTGCTGCGTTGGCAATTTTGCGTGAACGATCTACTTATCTCCTTACGGGAGATAATCCTTCAACGTTTGCAAGTCAAGGATTCCTGCAAGGCGAGGGGACAGGATTGTTAGCAAAGCGTGGTGCATGTATTGTTAATGGCAGAATTGTATATCTAACATCATCTGGCATCATGCAGTTAACTGGAATGCAGTTAGAGCCCATCGGCTTACCACTAGAAGGTGTATTGAATATCCGCAGTCAAGATTACGGACCGCTTTCGTCTGGTTCGTATATAAATGCAGCTGCATACGCGCAGTCTGAATTATGTGTGCATGATAGGCGTATACATGTATTAGCTCCTGTTGCTGGTGAGGCGGCTGGTTCTACCTGTACTCGCATGTATGTGTACGACACACGTATTGGTGGATGGGTTAACTGGACAAACCCAGTTTCATATACGTCTATGGTTTCTGTAGAGACTGCAGATGACACGCAAGAGTTATACGTTGGAAGTCGTAACGGAAAACTATTTAGGTTAGAGGGGTATTCAGACGTCATCTATGGAGCATCGAGTAGAGTTAGCACAGGTATTACATGGAGCTTAGTTTCGCGTGAATACGGACAGTCCGCAGCAGAGGGCAACATGTACTACTCAGCGAATAAGTTACACAGTTTAAATTTTCATCTAAGTAACGATTCTGCAACACCTGTTCTGACTAACTGGTCATTAACTGGAATGAATGGAATTTCTAGTACTGGTTCGTATTTATGGCCAGCAAGCAAAGAAAGCGTCGTGTCTCAAAGACATATTCAACGATCTGCTGACAGGCAAACATTTACTATTACTATTAGTGGAACAACAAGTACTGCTTGGAAGTTATTTAGTTTCCATGCAACAACTACGGAAGGTAATACACCAAGAGCGTAATTATGCCAATCATTGCTCCACTTACATATCCCACAGACGGACGATATGGACAGCCAGACCAATTATCTGGGAGAGGTAAATCGTCTGCTGCCATACGTCAATCAAATTTACGTGGACTTGACCCAGTGCCGTATCAACCAGCGTACGGTGCGTTGTATTACACATCAACATCATTTGAGGTTCCTCTTGCACCATGCGTTATGATATGTGATGCAACAACAGCTGGCATTGTGTTAACTTTACCTATGGCATCATCGTGCTATGGGCGATCAATTGATGTAATTAAAACAGACACATCGGTTAATGCAGTTACATTTGCAGCAAGTGGTGCAGATATAGTTTCGTTTAATGCAGCTTGGGTTGGCTTAAACGAGCAATGGGAAACATGTCGCGTCTTGGCTATAGTAGATAGTGCAGGTCAAGGACGATGGGTAGTTATGATGGCGAGGTCAGTTTAAAATGATAGATCCAATAACTGGTTCGATGATTATGCAGGGTGTTGGTCAACTTGCAGGTGGTCTGTTTAAACCACGTCGCAGTAGGACACTTGGCATGCAGGAGTCATATGCTCGGTCGAAGATGGGTTACATTCCATACTTTGACAACATGATGAAGCAGGGACAAGCGCAACAAAATCAGTTTATGCCGTTAGCCCAGAAGTCTGCAGCAATGGGTATTGAAGCAGCATATAAGCCTTTAACACAAACAGATGTATTCAAAGGCACTGGTGCTACTAATGCAATCTTGCAGAATCAGGGTGATGCACAAATGTCTGCTGCGCAGATGCGTGGGTCTCAGTCTGGGTTATATGGACCAGCACAGGCTGGGCTAATGCAAGGTACACAAAATAGTATTAATGCTGCACAAGCTGGAAACATTGCACAGTTTGGTGCTAACTATGAAGCCAATGCTCCACAGCGATATGCTGCTGCAACTGGCATGGCTAATCAAATGGCTGGTGCTGGAACCAACATGATGCAGGGAGGTATACAAGGCGCAACAAACTTGTATTCACAGGGCATGCAGGATCAGGCTGGTATTGGAGCACAGTATCAAGCGGCTGACGATGCAGCTCGTGCAGAACACGCTAACTTTACATCATTCTTAACGGGTCTTCCATTCCAGATGGAGAACGCTAATAATATGCGAGCATTAGCTAAAAAGACTAAGTAACAGGAGACTAACATGGCTTTTAATTCATCTGCACTTACTGCTGGCATTGGATCAATGTTGCAAGGGATGCAACAATCCGCACAACAAAAGTTGCAACTAGCTCAAATGGAGCGACAACAACGTATTGAAAATGAAAACCTTGCGCAACAACGTGCAATGGAAAAGATTGCGCTTGAAGGAGCCGGTGTTGATTTAGGGCAAAAGAAGGCTATTAATCCACTTCAACTGCGTGATTTAACCGCGCGGGTTGACCTTACAGAAAAGATGTCTCCGTTTCAACTTGAGTCTGCCAAGATTGGAGTTGAAGGTCAGAAGTTAGGAAATCGTCAAAGCTTATTTCAACTTGACGAAGTTAATCCGCTACTTAAAAGGCAGCAGACTGCAGCAACAGAACTTGCAGAAAAAACTTTACCGACCAACATAAAACTTGCTGAGCAGACAGTTCAAGGAAACCAGTTTAATTTTCTGGATAAAGCAAAGGCTCGGTATCAAGGTGCAGCAGCTGGATTAAAAACAGCACAATCTATTTTAAATAATCCACAAGCTACTGGTCCAGATAGAGCATTAGCATTTAAGGAATACAATACTAACGCTGCAATACTGCGTGGTGCAACTGGCGACATTAACAGTATGGCAAGTCTTTCGTCGCTATTCGGTGATCGAGCAGCAATAACAACAGCAGTAAGATCGGCTTTAAATGTACCAGCAAGTATTACAGATGACCAGTTGGATTCTTATATTCAAAGCGTAAGTCCAGACATGAAAGCACCTAGTCCAGCTGATAATCCTGAGCGTTTCCAACAAATATTAAATATGGTTTCTCAAAGATTAAATCCGATGGCACTTACACCTGAATCCAGTTTTGTGGACTACACTCCGGGAAAATTAGTAAAAGGAAAAATTGTTGGTGGAAATGTACCTGCTAGATTAAATACAACAAAACTTGCAGAAAAAGCGTTACCCGGATTTCTAACAGATATGAAAGCAGCAAAGGGTTTAGGTTACGATGCAAAAACTGTTTGGAACACAATAGGTACTTTTACGGATAAAGATTTTGATCCAAAAACTGGAGAATTAAACATTGCCGATCCGAGTATTAAAAGACGTGCAGTTGCAGCATTAGCCACAAACTTTAAAGCAACTGAAAAGCAACAAGATGCTTTGATGAAATTTGAAAACACTTCTTCAGAAGCACTTAAGCTTGATGTGCAAATGGCAATAGCAAATATGAATAAACAGCTTGGCATCAAGCAAAGTGATACTGCTTTAAAAGCTGCATTAGCTAGTACTACTGTGCCATTAGTAAATGTTTGGACTGATGCATATACTAAAGCGTCTGGTGAATTAACTAAATTATCTGACGCACTTAGGGGTATGAATGCTTTTGATTCTAAGGGAGCTTTATTACCAGCGTTTATTGACAAAATAAAGAATGCAAAAGATAGTGCTGATAAACAGTTTACACTTGCCACAATCAAACGTTATCAGGATGTAAAGGGGGCTTTAAACAGTGCCTTGACATCATTTGTCAAAACTGGCGTAGCAGATAATATTCGTGTAGCCAGATCTCTTAGAGCTTTTGCATCTATTAATATAACGCCTGATGGGCAAATACCACCCGGTTTAGATGCGCAAAGTGGAGGCACACAAGCTCCAGCGCCAGATCCTAATGCTGCTTATGGTATACAAGGTGGAGATGGTATAAGAGGTGGGTTTGACTCAATTACAATGCCGGGTGGTGCCCGCCGTCCAACGCCGTAAAATATAGTAGGAGTTATTCATGCCACAAACAAACCAAAACCGTAATCGTAGCCTTAGTGATTCGTATTGGCGAAAAAGATATGCGGAAGCTGGTGTTGTGCCAAAGCCGGGAGGTGGTGGTGTAACTGTCACAAGGCCTACATCAAGAATCGGATATGACAACAAACAAGAAAAAGCAGACTGGTTAAAAAACAATTACGAGCCTATTGCTAAAGCTATTGAATCTGGTGACTCACGTGTTGTAAGTAGTCAAGTTACGGACGTAGCTAGGTATGGATTACAGCAAGGTTTACTTACTCAATCACAGGCAAGTTTTATTTTTGATAATGTTACTAAGTTTCGTAAGGCTTTATCCGCACCAGTTACTATGGGTGGAAAACCAGTTCCGTTTACTAGACTTGGTCAATCTGGTGCACCGGGCAACATTGGTGCTGTGCAAGATACTTTAAAACATTCAGATTTAATTCGTTACAACCCAGATGGTTCATGGCAATATGATCCAACTAACCCCAATGAAACAATTCGAGCTAATGTATCAAGGCAGAAAGGATTAATTGAAGACGCGCCTAAGGGTGCAATGCCTGACCTAGCTGCAGTTGGGTTAGGTATCTTTGCAGCAAAACCATTACGTGTAGCAAAAGACTTTGGATACAATCCAACCTTTGACGAAAATACATTTTTTGGACGAGTAGGAAAAGCCGCTGAGGGTATTGAGGCTGGTGTAGAAACAGCAATCCCTAATCTTATGTCTGGTATTAGTAACCGTACAAGATATGGAATGTCAAGGCTATATGGCCGTACACCAGAGGAAGCCGAGGCTGATGCAGCAGCATTAACCACTGAAACGCCGTGGTATCAAACTGCAAATATGGCACTTGCACCCGCACAGACAAGTCCTAACTTTCAAATTGGTTCTGTTCTTGGGCAAGAAGCTACTACTGCAATACCAGCTTTATATACTAGCTTGGGTTTACTTAATGCATCTGCGTCTCTTGGTGGTCGCATGCTTGCGCCATTTGGCACACAGGCTTCTAACGTAGGTCGATACGGTGGTATTGCTGCAGCTGTGGCAGCACCTCCTACGATTACTGCGTTTCGAGATCAACTTACTGGTGGTAAGTCAGGTCTGTCTGAAGATATTGTGTCTGGTATTGAAACAGCCATGGACCCAATTAGGTCTATGCAGCAACGTGGCATTACTGAATCCCAAGCTATTGGCCAACAAGAATTTGACCCAAATAACGTTTATGGTCAAGCTGCACAAAAAGCTGCATTACTTGGAATGGCTAGTGGTGGCGCTAAGGAAATGTGGCGCGACGTTAAGGATAATGCAGCTAAAGGCATGTTTGCATTCCGTGGTTCTTTAAAAGAAACTCGTAATCCTTTTGTTGCAGCTAAAACTGGTATTGCTGCTACTGTAGAAACAGAACTTGGCAAGGCTGCTGCAGCTGACTTAGGATTTGCTTTAACTCAACCACTTGGTGACATTGGTAGATTAGTCTATTCGCAAACGCGACTTGATAAGTCAAAACCGTATCTAACACCCAAGCCTGAAGAGTTGCTTGTTGATACATTAATGGGACTTGTTGCCAGCCGACCCGGTAAAAATGCTCAATGGATATTCCGTGGTAACCCACTTGAGCGACTTGAACCAAAGACAATGGCGTTAGCATCAGCTGCCGACATAGTTAATGCCAATACTCCTGAAATTACAAACCTACGCAAACGTTTTGAACAGTTGCGTGGACCAGATGTAAAGCCTAATGAGGCTGACCTTAGGCGTGTTGCTAGTGCAATTGCAAGAGAGAATCAGTCTAATTTAGATGTGCTATCTAGAATGGAAACTTTACCAGATGGCGTTGCAGTTCACAGAACAACTGACGAACATGTCAAGGCATATGTAGACCAACCAGATTCTATTGGTGCTGATGTTAGATCGCGTTACGACAATCTCCTTGAGAATGTACGAGCTGATAATGAACGTATTGATATTAATGATGACAACCCATTAAACAATATTGAAATGGCGGAGAATTATAAAAATGATTTATTCTCCAAACGGCGACGCATTAATGAATTAGCAAAGGCACTGCTGCCTGAGTATCAAAAAATGTTTGACGCTATGAAGTCTGGTAACAAGCCAGTTAAAGCTGATGCAAGTTTTTACGGAATAGATCGCGGTGATGGCACCATGTTGGTATACAACCGTGACTTTACATCGCAAAAAATTATTCCTGCTGGTGAGTATAGCGATATAGAAATGCTACGCCCTAATAGGCAACCACGTTCGGAAACCTTGGAGATTACTCCTGAGCGCCGTGAGCTACACCGTTCTGTTGTAGGAATGCGCGAGAATAGCGTAGTCATCAATGGCGTTGATATGGTCCCATTTGGTTTTTCACGAGATGGAATCATACTTAAGGATGGTGCTGGTAATTTAGCCCGTTTCTCGGTTGACACCTTAGTAGATGAAGCTCGTAAAGCTGGTGAAGCAGGTAGGACAGAATTACAAAACGAATTAAATACACTTGCCGAAACTGCTAAAAGAATACGGGACAGTGAGTCACTACCAGCACCAGCAAGACGTTATGGTAGGACCGTAGGTGATAATCGATTTAGCTTTGATATTCCTGATGTAAACGCTGACATACAGGCTCGCGTAATTGACAAAGTAAATGGATTCGCAGTACTCCAATCCTCCGATGGGGATTATTTTGTTCTTCCAGCTGATCAAGTATCAAGCTTAGCCGTCGAACAGGAGATCGTTAATCCATTTGAAACAGACTTTGACAGCGTAAATGGTCGTTTGGTAATTCATTTACCAGACATGGAATCTGGTGAAACCTATCCATTTGAAATTAGATTATCGCCAGATCAAGTAGATATGTTTAGCCGTGAAGGCGTACCAACAGATGCACGGAGTTTCTTGCACGAGGCATTACTAACTGCAAATGCATTTACTCGTGATGTTGGTGACATCGTTACAATTGATACGTCCAATCCTTGGCGTGGAGAATCTTCTTCTCGCAAATATGTAATCGTAACCAAGTCCAGTGACCACGGAGTTGCTGTTCCACTTGATAATCCTGCTGACACGGCAGTCATGATATTTGATCACCCAGAATTAAAAGTACAGCGAGCTAATACTGAGTTCTTATTAAATGAGTTGCGTCAGTCAGAACGTATTAGTGGCTTTGACCCAGCAACAGTACGTCCTAGTGATGATCCACTCGGTAATATTTTTAAATACGCATTCTGGTTATCGGCTAAAAACACAGGTGACACACAGCCCGTACGATTAATTCCAGCCATTATGGATGCAACTGCGGTGGAGTTACCTGCCGTTTTACATCAGCACATTCTTGACAACCTAGATGACACTGGCGTTGTTCAAAATGTAGTTGGCAGTATGCGTGAATGGTTGACTAAAAATCCTGAGTCCGCTGGTGATTTTGAATTTATAGTTAATCGTGCACTGTCAACAGAACTTACTAAGTCATCTGATGACATGAGCTTGATGACTATTGGTCATCTATCTTCTATTGCACATAACGCTGATCTTAATGACCTTGTAGATATTTTAATCGGTGGTTATGATTCCGATCGACCAGTTGGTGGTGAGACATTCTTTAGTTCTAGCCCTCGACGTATTGGACGCGCTCAAGGTGAATTTCAAATCATGTTGTCTGCTGTAAACATGATCAACACATTTATACGTAAAAAAGGACGTATGAGTGAAGAGCGTTTGAATAACATGATTGGTAACTTCCTTGGGAAGCATCCAGCATTTGAAGGCAATCTTGAAAATACAACTACTACAATCAAGCGTCTTCTGCAGTTATCTAGTTCGATTAACCATTTAGCTTATGGAGTTATAAGCGAAAAGGGTGCTATCTGGATGATGGAAAAGTTATCTGTACTACCACATGAAGTACAGGTTCTATCTGCATTACTTCCATTTGAAGGTGTGTCGGGTGTTTATGCTGCTGATTTTAGCAACTGGCATACGTCTAAAACAGCATACGAATCATCTATTGCTCGCGCAAAAGAACTATATGCTGAAGCCGCTACTCGTGGTGAAGTTGGCATTGAAGATTTACGGACCTCAATGTACGACGCTAAGCTAGGTTATTTCTTTGAAATAGCTTCTGGTGGAAATGAAATTGTCAGCCGTCGTGCTAACGTAAATATTACAGATGCTTCTGCTGTAGATGTTATTCGTGCTAATGCCCAACGTGCTAACAATGCCGTCGGTGAAATGATCAAGCGTGTTGCTACTGCAAAACTTGCCGTTTTAACTAAACGGCTACAAGACAATCAGTCTTCACCTGATTTATCTGTTCCAGTTAGACTTGATGAGATTGCAACATCAGCTATGCTTGCAGCTCCAGATGGAGTTCTACATCCAGAACAAATGTACGACCAGCAAGGTATTACTGCAGCTGCAGATAACTTGCCAGCCATGATGGAGATTGTTGGTAATGTTCGCACATTCATGGATGATGTTGATACCAATTCAGTCTTACCCGGCGTGACAGTTAATTCTGTTGAGGATGCTTTAGTTGGTACTCATCAATTACAGACAGCCCAGTTAGCACACGAAGAAAGACAACAATTAAATGCTGCATTAGATGCTTTTGCATCTTTACCAGAACAGGCACGTGACGTTGTAGCTGCTCTATCGTCTCCGTTACTTTGGTTTGTAGATGTTGTAAAAGCCGTAGAGCGATCTGGTGATAATAATATTCGTGAGTCATTAATCTTTGCCTTATTAAATGCACAAGGAAATGATGGAGCTTCACTGATTCCTTTCACGCTCAACAGATTATTTAGAACACAAGAGGACTTCAATAAGTTTAATGATCACGCAACTATACTGGCAAGTAAACTGAATAGTGGTGATCCACAACGATTGACCTCAATACGTGGAGCTATGGATCAACTACTAAAATTAGTTGACACATTAGTTTCAAAGAATGATGACCCACTTGAACCTACTGTTGGATTGCTTGATGACGCAATGGATTACTACCGGTCTCAACAAATACAACCAGCTCATATCAAAACGTTTATTGAATTTGCATCTAAAGAATTAATTACATCGTTAATTAAAAACTCTATACGAGTATCTCCAGATGCAGCAGCAGATGTACTTGGAAGCATAAACAATTATGTAGCTTCTAATAGGGAACGTATACGTCGTGCTGGTGTATTTATTGGTGAGCGTTCATCTATTGCGGAGGCAATGCAAATTGTAGAGTCCGGGTCTACTGATGGTCTTAAATATCTTGGCGTTACGTTTGATGGATCACGGCGCAGGTTAATTCAAGACTCAGTGCAGTCACTTATCAACAATATGAATGCGCGTCGAATTGAAGGCAGCTCGATAAAACAAGCCGAGATGTTACTTCAAGATGCTCAAACAATGGCTAGTGAGATTGCTGATTTTGTTTTAGGTGATAAAGGATTAGAGATTGGACAGGACCCTGCAGTGGCATATACACCTGCAGTCGAAGTTCAATCGGCGAGTCTTATTGATGCACTAAGGCAAGGCATGCAGTTTGTGCGAACAGGAGACTCACCGCAAACACAACCATTATTAATGGCTGGAAACCGCGCTGGCCTTGAGAAGATTATTCTTACAACGCTATTAGATGCAGCAAGTAAAGCTGAATTAGATTACGCTGACGTAGACAAGGCTTTGATGGAAGCAGTTGTAGGGCCAGATATTGCACGTCGTTATTTTGAGCGCGTGAAACAAGAGGACTACGTAAAACGCAAAGTTGTGTTTGAAAAGAATCCTGTTATGCGAGCTGCTGTTATTCCGGGTGTTGATGGTCAATACACATTGCCTAGTGGTACAGCAAAGACAGAGATCATGGAGGGGCAAGCCTTATTCAACAACTATGTTACAAAGATGTTGAATTTAATTAAGCCTCGCGACAAGCAAAAGTTTATGGACGCATTGTCCAACTATGTAGACACAAAGCGTACTGAGAGTGGCAACCAACAGTTTGTGTTCACGATGTCTGACTTGATGTCTATTGCGGAAGGATTTAATGAGACACGCGGTGTACTGTTTAGGTCATCCGCAGACGCATCTGAATTTTCTTTTGGTGTAACAAACAAAGATAGCCATAATGCTGCTTACAAAGTTAAGTCTCGTATTGCATCTATCGTAAGAGATGTCACTCAACCGACAGATCAAAACAGGTTTAATCTTTCTGATCAATTTACAAATCTTGGTGACTCAGTAAGTTTTATAGACAACTTTGAGGCAGTTGACATTTATCAACAATTGCCGGATGACGTTGTAACTATGAATGATGCAGAGGCACTGGCAACTCTGTATACACAGATGTCAAAGGATGCAACGTACACAGATAGGCAACAAGCTCAGTTTTCATCACTAGCAAAAAACTATCGTGCAATGTCTCGACGTAAAGATGATTCGCCATCCAAGATTATTAATCGATACTCTGATGCACGAGTTGTTGCTAGTAACTTAGCCAAGGTTTACGACACGTACGCTGCTCGTATGTCTACTAAGAAGATTAGTACAGACTTAGAATACAACTATGATATTGATGAATATAAAGCACTAGCATCATTACTAGGCGTTGACATGCTTACAATGTCAAAGGTTTTAGAATCAACTAGTGTCAAGCAAATCTTTACAGAAGAGGTTTTAGGCAATGATCAACAGAGACAGTTGATTGCATTGCGAGCAGCTCAACTTAAACAAGACTTCTATAATCAACATCATAAATTATTCTTTGCACATGAGTCTATGATGTCGGAGATGGGATACAGTCGTGTCCAATCTGGCAATGATGTCAATGGATTTATTACACGTACTAAAATTGCTAATGCTGCGTCATCCATTTTGTTTATGGCAGCATCTAAGAATTTTGGTAAGAGTGCATTAACCATGGCACATGAAGTAAGCCACCATCTTTACTTTGCTTTGCCAGATACTCAACAACTTAAATGGTTAAAAGCTGTCATGCCACCACTTGGTCGCAAGAAAGACGAAAAGGTTTCACCTGAAGAAGAATTAGTCCATGCATTTATCAACAAGCAAACTACGCGACTAAATGAATTCTCACGTTTGGATGATCAGAATAACTTTAGGATGCAAACCATAGAGGACTTTGCTGCAACACAAGGTGGATTTAACGAACAACAGATTTATAACGCCAAGATGATCATTGGTGAAATGACTGCGACAAGTATGATGAATTTCATACTTCAAAGCGGAGTAGTGCACAACCCAAATGACAGGCTGTCTGTTGCTGAAGATTTAACTAGTTCACTTGTTAACTTGCAGAGAGTACTAGCTCCTATTGCAAAAACACTGAGTAGCGAATATGGACCATACGCAATGGTAGGTGGAAAGCCAACTAACGTATTCTATTATTCTCCATCATCTGTTTTAGTTAAAACTCCTAGCGCTATGGGTGTGAACCGTATGTTCTACCCTCTTAAGCATGGGTCCTTTGTGCACTTTATTAATGATGTAGGCAAGAAATTTTCTACAGCCACAAACGTTGTTGACATACATGACGTAATCATGTCGAACAAAAACTTGATTAGTGACGGTGGTCGTGACGCATTAGTAAAGGTTTTGGATAACGTAATCAAAGACAGAGATGTTGTTAATGAAGTTGCTGACAAGTTAGTTGCATTAAGCAAGATGAGGGATTCATCTGGCAATAAGTTTGAATATGGAAAGCAGTATCGCCTCAGCATAAATGGAAACGAAAACTTTGTTAAGCAAGATACGAATACAGCTAACGAGCAGGGTTATCCTGTTACGGGTCAAGTTGTAGGAATAGCTCGTGAGCGGGTAACTGCTGGTATGGATGTGAATCCATTTAAGGTCAATGGCAAAGACTGGTTTATAAGTAGCCGTAAAAAGAGCGATGGAACACAGTGGTATGGACTAAGCATTGTTGATATGGCAAATGGCCTACGGCGTATGATGCAAAGCCAGACACGTGGTGATTATGGATATGTAGTTGAAAGCACTGCTCAGATTCGCTTACACACATTATACGAAGGTAAGGATGTAGACCTTGGTGAAAACAAGATAGCCAAGTTGGATGTTCCAGTTAGATATGTTGTTGGTCACAACTACATTGACAGTAGTCGTAACTTCCATATGGTTGGCTCTGGAGATGCTGGTAATCCAGCATTTATGTCCGTTCTCTACAATATGCTTGCAAAAATTGATCAGAATGTATTGAACATTGCTGGTCAAAGAACTTATGAGTATGAGCTTAGAGTTAATGATGCACTAGCTGAAGCTATGCGAACAGGTGACTATACAAAGTGGGATAAGGTTGTATCTGCTCCTTTAGCCATGTCGTTAGATAAAGACATTGCTAATATAGTGGCAAGAACACCAATTGCTGATATCCGCGCTGTCCAACAAACTGGAACTCACCCATGGTTACGTAATCAAAGTCACTCACGTAATTTATATAGATGGGCACGAAACATAAAAGATGATGGTCGTAGATCTACCGCATTAAGTTTAATAGATCGTGTTACTGAAGCGCATGCCTACACTGTAGGTAATTCTATGGCTGGAGACAGCAGGTTATCATTTACTGAACGTCTTGGAAATGTTATCCGTGCTGGGAAAGGGTGGTATTCATTTGTCCCATTTAGTGCTGACAAGCTCGCAAAGAATGGCATTGCCCCTATAGCAAATGCTGTATTTGAACAATCATTCCGATCATTTGAAGACTTACAAAAGTTCTATCAGGAGTTGGTTACTGCAAGAGAAGAACTATTTTCTGACCCTGCTGCAACAAGTCTTATTAGTGTAATGAATAAAACTACTGCACTTGTTCCTGTAGGTGAAGCTGGTGCTGTAAATCCACGTTCATTCTTGATTAATATTGACGGTGTTAGTGTTGATGCTAGTGTTTACTTTGATCAAGTTTTTGGTCTGCATGTTGAAGATTTCAATCAAGCATTTACTCAGTTTTACAGCCAATGGATTGGTACACAACTAAGTGGATGGATTGGTGAAAGTAGTGGGCTTGTTGAAGGTACTACTAGAAACTTAAGTCAACGACTTGCTGAACTACATGCAGATTTACGTGGTGAAACTACTGAACCCGGACTTGTACCTGTTGGTGCTCCTCCTACGGCTGGTGGTGAAAATGCTTACAATCGGTCAGGGCTTAGTAAGACATTTGTTAGGAGTGGTAAAGAGATCTCTGTTGATACTGTTCTTAGGCAGTTGGCAGGACAGTATGCTACGCCTCAACAATTTGAACAAGCGATTCGCGCTTATGCGAATCAGAGTGACATCAAATTACAGTTCAGTGCTCAGACTGGATTGAAGGTTGTACCTCATGCAGTGTTAGACCACGTAGCCTCTAAAATATTTACTAATGAAGCGGAGATGATTAGGTTTATGTCTGCTCTCGTTGGCGATGTTGGTGATGGTGTAACTCCACCAGATGTTGTTCGTGCAAGAAACTTATTTAATACAGTCGAACACATGGTTCGTACTGATGCTAAGGTTCGCAATGCTGCGTTACGAAACTGGAAAAGTTACGAGCTAGTAACAACCGATGCAAACAAGTCTGAGGTTATTATCCGATCTCCAGATAGAGATATTGCTGCTGATGAAACTGGTGCTTCTAAATCTGGTGCATTGTATAGAGTCAATATGCAGACCGGTAAAACGCATCTTGTTGCGCAGTCACGACGGTTTGACTCACAAAGTAATAAGTGGGTTGAGTCATATGAAAACATTCAAGATGTAGATGATTTCCTTAAATACAACTGGACTCGAAAGCCAAACGATACACCACGTAAAGACCCGTATGCATTTGATAAAAAACCAAATGCTACAAGTATTAATGCTAAACAATTATTTGGATTTGATGGAGTCGAAAAGGTTAATGATGCACTTGTTGCATTAGCTGGTGAACGCGCAGCTAGTTACGGATACCTATCTGGTGAACCCATTTACTTTATGTTGCCGATATCTGTTGCTGAGATATCGGAATTAAATGCACCAATATTTGATCCTGATGTGCCAACTCCAAACACCGGCATGCATGTTATTAAGGGTGAGTATGATAGCAAAGAAGCTAAATGGTCTTTTGTAGATACAAGTGACAACTGGCAGAATGCAGATAACTATCGTACTCAGATGCCTATTGGTCTCATGGACATGGTCTTGAATCCATTTGAGCGTTCAAGTGCTATGACTGTAGTTGAAGAAAAGCGTCAGGGCATTATTGACAATCGTATGTTGCAAGAGGAATATCATGTTGCTAAGTTATTGTTAGCGCAAGACAGGAATACTGATAATCCAAAGCATGCTGAGTTCAATAAGGTTGGGCACAAGATGTTGTTCAACAATGAATCTGACTTAATGCAGGATGCAAGCACTGGCACTTGGTTCTCAAGTAGTCCACGTTACTTTGATGGTAATCCGGATAACATTCCCGAATTACGTAAGCAAAGCGCATTACACGTCAATGATTCAGAAGACCCATACGTTGAATCAACTAAGGGTGCACTCGATGATCTTGCTATAGACGCTAAGGAACGAGCATATCGTGTACCTGAAACAGTTACTTATCATAGGGACCCTAAGACAAAAGGTGGCATGCTTCAGTCTGGTGGAAAAGATAACCTTGTATTGCAAGTTTCAAGTGACATATATGACAAGTTAGTTCTTGACCCATTGAAGGGAACTCCTTATGAGACTTCCGTCAAAGATGGTGAAGCAATTACATTAGACGGTAAAGATAACGATGTTTATTTCTCAATGTCACCAAAGGTAAATGAGGCAGCATACAACGTAAATAAATATGTACTGAGTCCATTGCAGCAGATATTCCGAGGTGTGTTAGGTCTTGACTTATCATCATTTGCAATTCAGCTTGGTTCATTACTAGCACGTGCTCCTTATCAAACCTTTAAAGCTCTTGCTTTATCCGCTCCATCCCTTGTTACATTTTCTAGCGCAGACCTTGGCTTAGTACTTGGTAGTCTGTGGCATGGCTCTCGTCAACAAAGAAGGTTAGCGGGTGGTAATCAATGGACTGATAGCGCTATGAATTTAGACTCTCGCTATTACGATTTCATCATGAACCATACAGTTGATCGATTCAATGCAAGACACAGCATGGGTACACCTATTAGTATGTCTGAGTTGATTGACACGTATTACATGCAGAGTAGTTACTCTGACTGGTATAGACGATCAAAGGCAAACATGCTTGCATCTCCGGGACGATATAAGTCAATCATAGATACTCCATGGGAAAGTGAACGTGAAAACGTATTTACAGCTGGTGTCCTTGGAGCTACTGTGCCACTATGGCGCAGAGCTGAAATGACTCGTCAGTTGATTCTTGATTTATCTATGCTTCAACAGGCATTGTTTACTGTCAAACGAGCACGAGAACGTCAGTTAGATCCTAACAATGTAGATTTAAAAGACTATGAAATTGATCGAGATATTAAGGCTCGTATATCGTTAGTGGCTAAAGAAATTGGAATTGGATCTCACGCTAAGAGTAAAACACAGGCTCCTATTTGGAGATCTCTTTCCAGTGTGTTTAATTACTTTATGACTGCACCGTCATACACAAGGAATTTTAATCAGTACTACGGATTTAGCGGACCGGGAACTGCTGCTAAAAAGTCTATTAATGAATGGGCTAGAGTTGCTACAGATAAAGGACCTTGGTGGTTAAAGGGAGATGTCTTTGATATTGAGAGTGACTTACGTATGGAGCAATACGGTACAGAGTGGGCTACTCGGCAAAGGAAGGCAGATATTGGCAAATCGTTAGCGACGTGGGCTATTGTTGGTGCGATAACTGCAACAGCTAACTTCTATCGTCATCAACGAGAACGACCAGATGAAGAAGAAGATAAGACTGGTTGGCTAGATGTTATGAGTAAGAGGCTAGGTTATGTTGAATTAAACGACAACTGGACTGTACAGTTACCAGTCCTTGGGCGTCTTGCTCAAAATATAAAACCTCTTGCTGAAGCTTTCTCTCAAGAAAACTACGGACCAATTGAGAAAACTGAAGCTGCTCTTAATGGATTAGCAAAACAGTTAATTAAAAACAAAATCCACAATGGTGGTCAATTCATCATTAGTAATTTAACTGGCAAGTCATTCAAGGGTTTGCCTACATTTGAACGTGATTCTGGATTAAAAGTTGCTGTAGAAAATGATGTAAGAGCACCATTTTATTTCCATCCGACTGGGTATTTATTTCCACAGCAAAGTCGATTAGCAATGGACACAATGACGCTTGCTCATCAGAGATCTTATTACGAAGACTTATTAAAGTTAGCTATGTTCTCTGAAGCAGCTAAGCAGAATATGTCTATAGATCAAATGATTCGTTCTGGTAATGTTCCTAATCAATTACGAGTAAGTAAGGAACAAGCTAATGAATTATGGTGGAAGGCTACTGTTCCAAAGCTATTAGGGTTTAACGTTATGTATGAGCCTAAGGGATACAGGATGGTTAACAGGGAGCCAGTCCAAGTAGGTAACAGTAGTATGACATTTGGACGTTTTGCGTACATGATTAAAGACTGGTACGACTATCCAAATATTTTTGAAATGATGCGCAAAGAACCTCAAAACATATTTACTGGCTGGGATGTTAAAGATCCAAGTAACGCCACGTTTGGAATTGCAGCATCAGAATCTCAAGCTAGAGAAAAAGAGAAGCAGAAGATACGGTTACCATTGAACAATGTGACCAGAGCACTAATGCAATATAACGGAGGAGGCAATAATGAATAGTAATGATTTAGCAAAAGAGTTTTTGACTCTTGCTAATAAATATGTTGGTGTGTCGGAAGAGCCATTTGGTAGTAATCGTGGGGATTTAATTGATAAATGGAATCGTCAAAGCAACGTTCCATTAGGAAGCTTTTGGTGTTGCTCATTTGTTTCTGCTATCGGCAAAGAGTTTCAAGATGCTCATAATATTGACTGGCCTGTGCCTATTACTGCTGATTGTGACGTGGTTTATAGCTGGGCAAGAAAACGACAGCTAATGACATCATCTCCGGCTGCCGGAGACTTGTTTGTGTGCCATCGTGGTGATGACGCATATCACATTGGCATTGTTGACACTGAAGGTGCTGATGGGGTTATTGGAAGCATAGAAGGCAACAGTAATAACAACGGTAGTCGAAATGGATACTTAGTTGCTCGGCGTCCTAATGTCTATGCAAATAGAACTGCTGATAGTCTTAAGTTTATTCGTTGGACAAAAATGATACAGCAGGATGTAGAGTGGGTTTTAAAAGTAAAGAATCGTCAGGTTGAATGTATTAACCATGCAAGTCGTGTGTACGCTCCATTGCGTAATGCTTTGAACATGTTTTTTACACCACATGAGGTGCTTGTTAATTTGAAAGCGACAGACGATGGCGCTATGTGGGGTAGTGAGATCATCCCTGCACCTTTGATTACGCGAGATGGCAAGCGTTACATTGGTGTCAGGGACTTATCTCTTTGGTTGGGATGTTATATTACAATCAACGATGTAAACAAAACAGTGACATTGTCAAAGCCCTAGTGCATCGTATTCTGTAAATCGGGCGTACCGGGGTTCAAAGTTAAGTAATGAAACACCAGTACGTCCGTTTCTATTTTTAGCTACAATTATCTCAGCCTTGTCAATTGTCTGTTCTTCTTCACCTATTTGCTTGGCTTCATAATATCCAGCACGATAAATGAATTGAATGACATCTGCATCAGACTCGATATCTCCAGATTCACGTAGGTCTGACATCATCGGTCGCTTGTCTTGACGTTGCTCTACAGCACGTGACAGTGATGATAAAGCAATCATAGGACACTTGAACTCACGTGCTATATCCTTGAGACCACGGCTTATAACACCAATGTCGCGAGTTCTATTCTCGGATTTATATGACGATGGCAATGAGATCATCTGTAAGTAATCAACAACCACCAAGCCAACATGAAAAGACTTTTGGGTGTCTCTAATTGCATCTCGTATTCCTCCAAGGGTGACAGTTTTATCTGCGACAATCCTAACATGAAGTGACTTAGCCTCCTGTGCTACAACCTGTAGCTTATCTTTCTGGTAGTTATTCAGTTTCTTAGTCTGAATTACTTGGCTATCTACTTCACTGTAGATTGATAACATACGAGCAGTGACCATATCCTTGGACATCTCTGCACTAATAATCAGCACACCTGTCTTATCGTCAAGTCCTCGCATAGAACGAGCTGCGTTCCATGCGTATTGTAACCCAAGACTAGACTTACCCATAGATGGTCTACCACCTACTATGATGAGTTCTCCATCGCGCCAACCTCCAGTAATAGAATCTACTTCACTAAAGCCACTTGTGACACTAAATGTAGTTTCATCTTCCTGCCTGCTTATTGCTGCGTTCGATGCCTCCAAAATTAATTTAGATAAATCATCTGTGCTGTTTCCGGAATTGGTGAACGAAACAGATTTATTTAATTCAGTAATGATTGAATCAACATCGTCATCTCCCTTCGATGCCTTCTTACTGGCAAGCTCAGATGAAAATATAATCTCTCGGCGTCTATGATATTCAATAACTAACTTGGTATAGCTTTCATAATTGGATGTGGTTGGGAGTAACTCAGCGCATTGCATGATGTATCCCAATCCACCACATGCCTCAAGAGCATTACGCTTTGTAAGTTCTTCATTGACGGTAACAATGTCAATATCTTGACCCGCATTATCAATGGCAACATAAGCATCCCATATAAGACTGTGGGATACGCGATAGAACATACCCTTGTCAATATGTGAAAGATTCTTGAATAGCTTTCTACCACCAAGAAGAACAGACGCTATAAGTGATTGCTCACTCATAACGTCCGATGGGATTTCTATATTAAAGCCAAGGCTTTTATTATGATCGTTGCTCATCTATGTGTTCCTGTATTCTAATCAATAAGACTTCATTCAAAATCTCTTGTAACTGCTGACCTTTGACTGGTGCTTCTACTCTCCATGCTTTTAATCCACCGGTCTTTGATAAAACGATCTGTATGGTTGGATGTAATCTACTAAATGGAGTGCCAAGACGTATTGCTTCTACAATGTCGTTAGTTACTGAATGAGGTAAAAAATCTCCATACTTTACGATAGCTATATTGATAAGTACTTCTGACGGTGTCGGACGAAACTTAGATCGAGTAAGAATTCGCTTAGCTCCATCCTTGATATCTTCATCGCTAATCCCATCAACAGCCACACGATACACAGTCTCGCTAGTACTATTCCAAGGAATAGAACTAGGGAGCTGAGAAAGAATAGCCAGTAATTTATCCGTTGTTGTCATTGAACCAATCCTCCACACTTATTGATTTCATTGCTACGCCATACGTTGGAGACGCATATGTCTCCCAGTGCTTCCATAGTGAGCGTACAGTTACCATCTCTGCCTTCCACTTATCTAGTAATACCTTTGTGCGTATTTGTACGTCTTCACAGGTCACACCAGCTTTGTGCATCTGCCAGATTGTAAGTCTTACGTCTTTCCATTCTCTTTCAGAAACAGGACTCTCAAAAGCAAGTCCCCATCTCACATACTTGAAAGCTGAATACAATCCGTATGCTGGGTCATCTTCCTTTGCAATCTGTTTGCGTTCTTGCTTGACTGACGTAACCTTTACATCTAAATCGTGATCAAGAGAATCAGGGAACAACTTATATCCATTGCTTGTTGTTCTCCCATTAGGAGAAGTTCTCCTATTGATCTCAAGTAATCTCTTCTCGTTTATCTTCATGCCTGTCAGGTAGTGCAGTGCAGTCTTGACTGTAGTCTCAGATAAGCCTGTGCATTCTACAAGTCTTTTTATGCTAGGCCAGCAGTAACCATCGTTGTCAACATGCATGACTAAAGCCATGAATACAACAAACCCTGATGGAGTAAATGAAGTTATGTGGTTTACGAGTAAGCGATCTATCTGAACAAAGCCAGACGAACGCTCACCTGACAAGCCGAAAGACTTGCCATTGAATACAGTAATCATGCCTTACCTCTAGTTGTTATATGGACATTCAGTGCAATATCTTTGCACTGATTCTGTTTTTGTTTCGATTGCCTCGCAAAGTGCGTTCAATCCATTTTTATATGAGCTAATCATCTCCAACGCTTTATTTGCATCATCAACTGACCAGCCTTCAGGAATAGTAATTTGTTTTAGTGGTTTCTTTTCTTCTTCTCTATCACCCTTTAGTTCTTTCTCGAAATCTGTTACAGATAGGTTGCGAGCTTTTGCTGATTCTAGGAGTTGTTTTTGTTGTTCCGTTCCCACATGCGCGACAATTCTGTGGTGAGTCCAACTGATACCTGCAATACGGTTATTAATAGGAACATTGCTAGAAACCCAACTCCAGTTAGCAAGACTCTGATAAGCGCAACCAGTAGCATCCATAGCCTGTGCATACTTCTCTCCATACCTTTTTTGTCCATAGTTTAATGCATCACCAATTGCAAATTGAAATGCTGTTGTAAGTTGCTGTAGTGTAGCCATCAGTCGCAACCATTGATCATATTCAATGTCATGATTAAACTGAAGACCAACATCCGTTACGCTAACGGCGTCTGGAATGCTGCCTATGTAAACTAATTCATCACTCATGTTATTTCTTTCGTTGATACAAAAGGACCACGGATTTCAAGTCCGTGGCCCTCATTTGGTTGTTGTTGACCCCGCATTAATGTTGGTTACGAGGCACTGTAATCTTACTCCTCTGTATCACTCGCTGTCAATGTTTTAATTGTTACATTTTCAGTAGATCCAGAAATACAGAAAAGATCTGGGTACTGATCAACAAGTGTTAGTTGAACCTCTTTAGGTATTTTGCTTTTGAGTATTCGATGTTCAGTCTTGACTGCTTCAAGTGGAACAACCATAACTGCCTGCTCTTCATTTAAAACAGTAAAGGATGGGGCAACTGTACGGAAAGCAACTTGACCCCATGGACACTTCCATGTCTTAGCTTTACCAACCAGTTGACTCTCCGCAAAGTCTGCTATTTGATCGCCATATCTATTCTTAAGCCATTGAACCTTACGCTCTTTGTCTTTGACCATTGATTTGTATCTATCTACAACAGACTGCATTGCAAGTTGTTCTGCTTTGAGTTCTGTCTCGTATTTTAGTAAACGCTGTAAAGCTAAAAGAACGTCCTCTTCTGTTTTAAGTTCATCGCCCAGCCAACCATCAACTGGACCGGCATATTCGCCGGTCTCAATCTCGTAGTAACTATCACCGATGATGTCAAATTTACTTAAGTCCAATTTATTCCTCCTCTGTTAAGAACACTGACTCTGCTTCTTCTGGTGTATTGAATCCCATCAATACTTCTGCAACTAAACGCAGGTTTTCATCGCTAGTATCTGTATGACCAGCAAGACGTTCAAACACGCGCTTCATATCTGACGAGCTAATACCTGCACCCCATATACGTTTACACTCTAAGTTAAACTTCTTGGCTGGTGTAAGTACAGTTGCAGTTCCAGTAAGTTTTACTAACTGAGGTGCATCTACAATGCGCATATCACCAGCTGGTGTAATAGGCTCTTCCAGTTCTTGAGCAAACAGTGTGCCATACCCACACAAGGCCAACGCTCGCCCAATAGCGCCCGTTTCTGCCTTCTCTCGGTAATCAGCAAAATGCTTCTCATGTTCTGTCTTGTGAGCCTTAGCAATAAGTCTGCCTGATGCATCATGAATCTCTGCTGCAAATGTACAGTAGTCAATGCCCGAAAGTTCGGGCACTGCATACGTCATGATTGTCCAGTCTGGATGTTCCTCACGGAACCATGCAATACGTGGAGCAACAGGCAAGTACTGCTTGCCTTTTAAGTTAATGAAATGATCTTTAGGATTGAATGCCATATTATTCTCCAAATAGTTCTTTCTTCATGTCATCGGTCAGTGTTTCTAATGCAGCCTTGCTACTTGTTACAGCAAGTAATATGTCGTAAATAGTCTCATCAAATATCCCGTACCTATACTTGTCAGCAAGTATGCCTAATGGCAACGCACTAAACATAGTAAATCTATCTTTTGGTGAAAACGCATTTACTAATTCATTTGGTGAACTACCAAAATAAACGCACGTCTGACCATCAATATCAACCGTTTTACAATGCAACTCATTAAGCGCGTATTGCTTAGGGTCAATTAATACTGAAGCCAGAAGAGTCTCATTTGGGTAAAGGTGATTGCCAGATGCACCAAAAATATTATCTGGCACATGATTGTTACACCCGTAAACATACATGAGTTTCTCGTTGTAATTGAGTGCGCGAAACTCAGACAATAAAGCTTTCCATGTTATAGGTACAGCAACCTTATTAAATTGTTTAAAGTATTCTGGGTCATCATTTACTTCTATAAAAATCTTGTCTGCAATGCTGCAAGAAAACCATGACAATGTATCCTCATCTTCTATAAATGAAACATACGTAGTGTCATGCCACTTTCTTGGAACATAGTAATCCATGTACTCTGGTTCAACAGGATACAAGTATTGTTTACGTTTACTTTTGTCTGTACTCATTATTAATAAACTCCTCTAGTTTTTTGATTGTGTGATCATTACCAATAACTAACTCGATTGTATGTATTGCATTTAGTACTTCATCTAAAGACCTACATACTTTAGTTACATTCATATCTGCAAATAATTGTTGTTCTATTTGTACTTTTCCTTTCGTTGTTTTAAGCTCTATGCCAACTCCAACTGGTATTTTCCATTTGGAGTTGTGTACATAAAGATCTGGTAGCCCTACACTATTACCTTGCCATCCAGTAGCGTAGTGCCTTGTTTTACATGTAGGGCACATAACTTTTGACCGTGCCTTTCCTGACTCGAAAACTGTGTAACCTAACAGTCGCAACGACTGGACTACCAATTGTTGCAACTGTTTTTCGGTTAGCGATTGAACCAATATGCGACTGCGATTAACCATAACACCGCAAGTATAGGTGTTAAACAGTTCTCATGCAGACTCTTGTCTTCTTCTTTTTTCATGTTGTAACTTTAGGAATTTCCAGCAAGTTACTACATGCATTAGTGGTATTGAAGTTGCCTTAGTAGTATTTAGATATTTGATTGCTATCTTTGCAGACTCCGGAGTTGGAGCTTGCAATACTAACTTCAATATGTCTGGTGTTGATAGTATTTTGTTTAGTGTTTGTTTTTCTCCTTGTGTCAAATTGTTGTGCATGTATTCTGCATGCCTATCGTAATGATCTGGCTTGTAATTGGTTTTTGTGTAATCAATTACACTCGTTAACTTATTGTCTTTGTAGACATATTTTGCTAGTGTTGAGCTATACCAGCACCCATTTAATAGAGAGATGATGTGGCTCCGTGACCATGATGGCCATGGGTTTGGTGGGAATACACTCTTCATCTCAACGACATCATTCCCTGATGCCTTTGACACAAATAGTTCAAAGATTAGTATGGCTGTGTATTTGTTAGATATGTGCACACCAACGTTATTGATGTGCACATAGTAGGCCACTGGTGCAATGTATTTCTTGCGATGTGATGCCATTAGAATCTTGGCTTGTATTTACCAGACATGCGCGACAAACAATGACTACACTTCCATGGTGGAGACCAATCTCCAGTAAGGAATGTGTCAACAACTTCTGCTGCAGTGCATCGTTCTAACTTTGACCAGTCATGTGCTTTCTCATTTGCATGAGTTCTCCATATGATATTCATATGCTGATCCCAATATAGATTGTCTAATGATTCAATAGCGTTGGCTGATTCTCGTGTACCATCCCAGTTCTTAGGCATTTTAAAGGCAACAATTTTTAACTTCCATGCTGGCCAGTTAAGTATAACAATTTCATTTGTGCTAACGAGTGGTTCTATTTTGCTCCATCCCTCTGGATTTTCACTGCCATCTTTCATGGCGTCGAGCAATTTAATTAATTCTTGTAACATAATTCTCCTGTGTAAAAAACTTGTGGAGCCTAAAACGTATTTCAGACTCCACAAGGTGTGGTAGATCCCTACTTATTATACCGTAGGTAATCTACTCACAAGTGCATTTCGGTTCCCAGTTGGAGCATCTTTCACATACCTCAGTACCCATCAAGTGATAGTCATCTCCTACTAAATCATCATCACTACGTTGTATATGTTCATAACCTTTAGGTCCTGCGTATATATTGCCAGCAAAACACATGCCGGGTTCAGCATAACGACAGGTGAACTCAAGGTCAGGAAACATATCAGACATAGTATGTATCCATGTATCTGGTGGACCCCATGCTGTATCAAATGCGATAGTTACATGCCCTTCTTTGAAGTCTAGATAACATGTATCACAGGCTCCCCATTTAGTACCCCAGTTGTTGTACTGCCAGTCAACATTTCCACATCCATTCTCATCTAATGGTTCTGGCACAGATTTGTTGAAGTCTAGTACTGATGTGCTCGTCTCATATTTTGTAGTGTGTAACTCAGCCCAAGCAGATACCTTGTCTGCTGGGCCAGTGATCGTCAATTCATTCATACACCAATTAGGCATTGTGTTATTCCTTATCCGTAAACTAACTCACCGAATATTATTATTTGTAGCATTGTGTCAATTACATCTTGATCAACTTGTTGTTCTTCCTCAAACGACCGATCGCCCTTTTTCCATGCCTTTCTTAGATATGTCAAGACATCAATAGGAGACAATGTGCATATTTCATCTTCCTCATTGTGTATGTCGATATGCCACAGGTTAGGTTTATCAATCCAACTTGCATGCCATTTAGTCACCCATTCACAGTGATGTAACGCCTCTGTAATTTGGTCATACCAATATTCATTATCAATATCACCGGGTATCCACTTGATGTGTGTGTCACTTGCTTGCATTGCGTCGTACTTCCTTTACTGTCATGTCAATTCTGTCCCAATTCGTGCCATAGTTGGCATCAAATCCCTCGTGTAGTTCTTCTACTACAGCTGGCCACTCATCATCTCGCTCGATGATTTCAGCCATGATTAAGTCGTGTGATTGAAACTCTTCTCTGTTGACTCCACAAACAAAGTCGTATGGTCCCCACACTTCAATGTAAAACTCCGGGAATTCATCCCGGAGTTTACGCAGTGCTTTCTCAAAAGCTAAGTCTTTAATGTTCCATTCTTCTTCTGTCATTAGTCTTCTCCCCATCCTGTTGGTTGATCAAGACATGTATCTATATACAAGTCATGTGAACTAAACATGTCATTCCATTCTTCGTATGTGCAGTCACCAATGTACTCAGACAATGCATCGTTGAACTCGTCAATGTTTGACTCGTGATAAACCGATGCAACAAGTGCGCAAAACTTTGTAATCTCATCATCAGTCGGTCGATTTACTTTCATTGATTCCGTAACCTCATCAATAAACTTAACAACTGCTTTATCTGTGTACTGGATGCTCACATCAGAGAACAATAGTTTTCCTACACGGAACATAAACTCTGCGCCAATAGCCGGGGAGAGAACCTCCCCGTCATCTGTGTAGTGGCAATCCTGTGTATAAGAATATCGATCAATCGACCATTCTTCTTCTTCGCATATTGAATAAAACATTACTAACTCCTCTGTGTTTATTTATTTGTTTAATTAAACCCACGCAGCTGCACTGCCGTGGGCACGGATGACAACATGACTATCGCCATCACACTGTAACGATGCTGGACATCCTACGCAATCTGTATGCATTGGCAGCATATTGCGAAAGGTACGCATCTCATTGATGAATGGATCGCTAGGGCATTGCTTCATACCCTTGCTGTATGCTACGTGCCGACGATTTACGTAGTCATGCTCAGGCAAGACAGTAAATGTACCCCAACCAGCTTGCTCTGCCTCATACTGGTCAGAATAACTATCACATGACGCTTGTAGTATGCCCTTGAATGGTTCTGCAATCTTGCTGCGCCACTGATGTGTGTATCCACGATGGCCAAGGCTATGACGCAGTAAGTCATTCCATATAGGAAATGGCACGGCTACTGGGTCACCATATGAACCAATGCGTGTCTGCTTGCCAGCAACAACTTGTATTGACGCAGCAACGTCACTAGATACAAGTGGAATATTGCCACGATGCCATGACTCATAAATAGCACTAACACCCTTACCAATATTGACATAACAAGTACGAACTGTCTTCAGCTTGCCATTGACAATGTGGTGCTTCCAACCTTTCATATGTGGACATCTACCACAGATACAACGATCGAGTCCTGTATCAATGGCGTCTTGTGGGTGAACATCACGCATGATGATGTAGGTCTGCAACATATCACCAGTCTTGATGTTGTAGTCTTCTGTGTTAGTCTGACAGTTAGACATAACTGCAATGATGTTGTGTCGTGGGTCAAGCTGTGACCAACCTGTGTACATACAATACGAGTTGTACTTTGGCTTCATGTCTTTGCCATTGCGTACATTAGTGAAAAGGGCTGGATTTGCATCCAGCCCGAACTTGTTTAGATATTCTTTTGCTGTCATTGTTAGTCTTCCTTTATTGTCTTAAGTATCTCGCGCCAATTAACGTCACGTAATTCGTTGTTGATTATGTCAGTGAGGTAGATGTTAGCAATGCCATCAATTAGCTCACTATACATATCCTCAAAGTATGATTCGATATCGGACGCATCAAGATGTTCACGTGTTTCCTCATCGTGATCTTGATACCAGTTCTCTACATCTTCTTGGTGATGCAGATAAAACAACCATGTCGCGTGATTAGTCCAGCCGTTATATGTACTCAATTGTGTTTTCCTTCGGTTACGTTGTTCGTTGTTCTTGATTCGGTAAATGTGTGATGACGATAAGTTATATTTAGCACAAAGTGCAACAACACTTACGCCATTGTTTGCTTGATGATGTATTGACGCTATTTGTTTAGGTGTTAGTTTTTTAGATGGCATTATCCACTACTGTCTCCTTTGCTATTCCAAAACCAATACTCTCCGTATTTGTCATCATCAAGATCTATTACTTGGCATATTTTTTCGCAGTCTTCCTTGCTTAGTCCTGCCCAGCCGACCTCGATATTAACTGTGCTTAGATCATCACATTCACCCTCGCAAGTTGCTGGGTTACAGTCAAGGCATATGCCAACCTCGACATTAACCTTCCACGTATCTACGCAGTATTCGTCCTCAACAATGTCTGTTGCGTATGTACGATGTTGATTGCATTCACAATGCACCCACTCGCTGTTTTGCCATTGCAGCTCCCATACTTGAGCTGCCATAGCCATAATGATGTCAGCTGCTTTGTGATAGTACTCTGGTATATATTTACTCATAATGACTCCTCGTTGTGTTTTGATGCTGTCCGGGCATCGATTCTATTATCATGTAGTATGTTGATGGTCCGTCATATCCGTCATCATCAACATCTTCACCTCGTCGATCAGCACGTTCTATGTGACGTAAACAATCGTCACCATCAGCTTTCTTTGACTCTGCTGTTAGTTCTTCGCAGTGATCACGCAATTTTTCCATCAGCATTTCTGCTGTCTCACGTGATGAACACTTGCAATATTTTTGGAGTATCTGTAAATAACCCCACCAACCTCCTTCCTCTGGTCCACCATAATAAGGCACGTTCTCATAAAGAGAAAGGTAGCACTCTTGTGCTACCTCACTGTCTTCTATAATCTCATCCCATGCTTGTAGAAAGATGCTTTTGTCACTCATTGTCATCATCCTCTTTAGGTTCTATGTGTATTGGCTTGCCAAACTTGACTGGCATTACTCTATTGCCATGGCATTTATAGCAATCCACGTTATACACACCATCAAAGTAATCTTCTGCATAGCCACCGTCGTATAAGTCTTCATACGTTAGACCATTGCTATCAACAGAAGGATTAACATGATGGCCTTTACCATCACACGTATCGCAGGTCTCATACTTAAACTTGTACCAAACTTGTTTGTCATCTTCCGTGTCATATTTGTGTCTCGCGATCATTTTGCGCTCATTGATGTCTATCCACCAACGATCCTGACCACCGCGTACACGGTGGTCATTCTGATAGTTGCGGTCTTCTAGGCTAAACCATTCGCTCATTGTTGTATAACTCTTTCAGTTCTTTGTATGTCTTACCTGTGTTGGCTAGACATAGACCACCAAACCCAACCATTGCGTGACGCTCACTGTATAGTCTGAGTTGAGTGCCATCATCGTTTTGCTCAACGCCTCTACGTAAAGCAACGCATCCAATCATTACTGCTAATTCACGTCGCACAGTAACTTTAGTAGGTTGTGTTCTGTATGTTTTGAAATAGATGTTTGTCCTACGGTTAGGGCTGGCATCACCATACGTAGACCAATACTCATACTTGTATACAACTGGATCTTCTGCTTTCATTTTGTTACCTTTATTGTTATTGTTGCTGTCTGTTCTTTGTCATCCCATACGATTACGTCATCAGGACATTCAAGGCAGTACTTTGCAGTTGCTTTGTCTGTTACCCATGCTTCCATGACACCCAAGAAATACTTTTTGTCTTTTTTTGAGCAGTTAGTCATGCGATAAAAGTGACGTGCCCAACGTAACATGCCCGGTGCATTAAACATTGGAACGGATACAAGTGTAATTTGTCTCATTGTGTTGTCTTTCATTGTGTAGTATGCGTTGTTGGTGAGACGCACCCCTCACATTGTCACTAGGCGAGTTCGACTAGGTCGCTATTGTCACGAGCAGTAGATGCTACTAACTTATCGAACTGTGGCATAGATGTTGCCACGTACTTCCAGAAGTCAAACGGAACAGCAGGAAGGTTAACATCCTTGATGATTACGTTGAACGCTTTGAGGGCCTCTTGAATCTGGTCATCTAACGTCTCTGATTTAGTCTTGATGTTGAATGTACGCAGCTTCCTACTGGATGGCTCATTACGAACATTCTCAATTTCGTACATCGTTAGTGCTACATCAACCTTGGCTACGATTCGATCAAGGAATGCCAAGTCTCGTGTTGCCACATCAATACGCAATGTGAAGCTGAGGACAACACGATGTCCATTGATATTGAAATCTTTGTCGTGACTTGTTGTCTCGTAGAAATCGTATGTGTTGCCATTGCCTTCTCCGATGCGTCGGATGTCATCGGTGAGGCGGGAGACGAAATAATCAAATGTTGTGAGCGTAGACATAATTGTGTTTCTTTCTGTGCGTTGTTAGTGAGACGCACCCCTCACATCAAACATTAGATAGCGAGATAGAAAGTATGATCAGGAGTCAATGAGCATTTTGATTGGACTAAGTTAATCGCATCATTAAATTGATCTTCGTCAAGAAAATCTGATAGCTCGCCAACAATTACAAGTGTGTAGTTGACATGATTACGCAGATCGTCAAAGTGTTTATCGATTCTGTCGTATTGACCCTGATTGATAATGTTTTCGTTAAACAATGCTTCTAGTAGAAGTGCCCCACTGATAACGTCAAAAGGTAATTTCATTTAATTAGATGTTCCTTACGGGTTGATTGTGTTGGTTGTCCGGTCTTGTCATCAAACCAGACGAGCATGAATGGCTCATCGTTGTATGTGCCATTCAATCTACGTGTTATCCGTACATGGAGCACGGGCACGGAGTCTTCTTGGATGATGACTCTGTAACGAGCCATCACCTTAGCTGATTTAGCATCTCTATAAACAGTAGGAGGGCCGAATTCACGGCCCTCAAAGTCATAGCACTGATTAGTGTAAGTGTATGGGTAGTTTCCCATCAGTCAATAATCTCCCAGCCTGTTGGATGTACAGGCATCTCTTGTAGTGTAGCCATCCACTTGTCAAACAGTAGATGTTCGTCATGCGTAGGCTCATCGCCAAGCCAGTCGTCAAAGCCCATGACGTTGCGAGTGTCATGTGGTACATGAGCATCGGCAAAGTCAAGTAACTCTGCGAGGAATACGCGAGCTTGTCCATCAAGGAACTGTTGGAACCCCGGTGCAAGTTTGATTAGTTTCTCAAAACCTCCACCCGGATGGATGTGGAGGTAAGCAAAGCGGAGGATGAGTATTTTGTAGTGTTTAATCATTGTTTTGATCCTTACTAAATTCTTTTCGCAGATGACATTTAAACTGGATTAACCAGAGTTCCAGAGCGTCTGCGTCGCTTGGAAAAATGTACAAGTCGTGCACACCTGAGCCAATGATTTGCACATTAGCATCTTTACCTGCAATGTCTACATCCATTCGGAATCTGCAGGATTGAAATGGCTCTCTTCGTTCCAACTCAATGGTGCATATCTGTGTGCATGTTTTTGAGTGTCCGTTACTGTTGGCTGAGTAACTGGATGAAGAAATGGACATGAAATCAAAGTGTTGATTGAACTGTTCACGGAAGTGGTGATAAGCCCTTTTGGCTATATCTTGTGGGTGGACATAAGTATTAATGAGTTGCATTGCGTACCTCTGTGCGTAGTTGATTTAGTTCACGTGCCAAGTTGTTGTTGTAGTTTTGATACCAGTTCCATAGAACCTCGATGTCATCCTCGGCTGTACCATCTGATTTCTTGGGAGTCTTGAACTTCTCGCCCATGAGTTGGCTGAGGAATGTCATCTGACCTACCCATTCGTAGTAGGCAATCTTCTTTTGTTCTGTAGTCATGTTAGTTTTCCTTGTCGATGTGTTGTTGGTAAGTGTGTATTGTGTAGATGAACCAAGCAACTGTTGCCAAAATGGCAACAGTTGCAATGGCAATGCATATAACAAATATCATAATCGTTTTCTTCTCTTGGTTCTGTTGTATGCAGCAATGCGAACGCCAACGCCACCCTCATCACCACTACGTTTGTATGAATCAAATGCCTCATGGACCGCTTCTCCTGTAGGTAAGAGATCTACAGGTAATTCGTCCAATTCGCCTCCCTTCCACTTGCCATTGGATAACTTGGTCAAACGTGGGTATTTGACCATCACACGCAGGTCCTGTGGCCTCACTGCCCATTGATTGTTTGGGGCATCAAGAGAGGTAACCACCCCGATAACATCGGGGCGGCGTACGTTGCGGACTCGTTGTCCTACTTTAAGCATTCTGCATCTCCCTCAGCTGGTTGACGAGCATACCAACTGGATTCTCCATGTACTTTTTGCAATCAGTACCAAGCTTGATAATGAGTGCCTCATCAAGGCTATTGAGACCACCCATTGAAATCGCAAGATAGCGTTCCTTTGTGTATGCTGGCCACAACTCAATGGTCGTGTCGTATTTCCATTCACAGTAAACGCGGAGTGCCTCAAGGGCTTGTTGTCGTGTCATTTTGTTGTCCTTCCAATCATATGTTCATATATGATTGTTATTCAATATATGAGGGGGGTAGAATCTGACCCCTCCCCCCCTAGTAAAAATTGGAGGGGTATAAAATTTGACCCCTCCAATCATTGGTGTGTTTAGATACCCGGTAACCATGAGTGGTCACCGCACTCGGTATCAATGGAGTTGTCATCTGACTTGAATGACCATGAGTGTTTGTATCCCTCACCATCCATGTAGAAAACAAATGTCCATCTCTGCCCGTTGTACATTGGACATTTGTGGTTGTCGCATGTAGTGGGTGGGTACATGTACCCGCGAAAGTTTGCCTCATTATGAAGTCTCATGTAGTTATCAACATCTTCTCTAAACTCATTGACCTCTAGTTGTGTATGACGTTTAGTTCTCATGTCGATGTCATAACCAATGGGGTCCATCGCCTCAATGTTTTCTTTTGGGCTTTGGAGTATTGTCTTCAGTGTTTTGAAAGAGCGTAAATCCATTAGTAACCTAACCTCCTGCTACGTGCTGCTTTTTCGTCAGCATTGTGTGCATCACGAATCATTTGGTCTAGCTTCCTTGTTAGACTCTTGAGGGTTTCCTCATTGGCACGTAGTGTGTTACCCGTGCGTGACCATGTTTTGTACATGCCACGTGATAGTTCACTGATTTCTGTCTGAAGTGCGAGAATCTCGCTTGTGTTTTTCATAAGTGTTTCCTTTGTTCTTATGCAGCTGCTTGTTAAGCCTGACTCATCAGTGTGGGGTAGCTATGTCCCACAGACTTCTCCGCATGGGAGAAGTTTCGTCTCAAAGAAGCCCAGTGGCTTCCATACTCTTGATGGTTTGCAGGTGGTACACACTGCGATATGTGCCGTACCACATCTCAAACCCACAGTCCTTGATCATAAGGACAATGTCCTTCCTGAATGGGAAGTTGTGCTCTGGTTGCACAACCTCGCAGTCATTCCCAGTTGACGCATGAAACATTGCTTTCATCTGTTCTGCCTCATCAGCAGTAAGGAACAGACACAGCATCAGTCTCTTGTCTGGGTTGGGTGTGCAAACGTAAGACCCGTCTGGGGTCTTGAGTGCGTATGGCCACTTAGGGAAGTCCAACATCTCCTCCTTCCTGTAGCCGAAATCCCTAACGCACTCATCAACACCCTTGTGGAAGTTGATCATCTCGTTCTTGACCTGCTTGGCAAGCCAAATGGTCTCAATGCGTTTCAATAAACTCTTCTTCTTCACTTTGTTTCTCCTTCAACATCGTCATCGTATGTAAAGTCGATGCCCTTAGCATCGATCTGTTGTTGTTTGTATGCAGCTCTTGATTTATCAAGGTGCGCAAACCACCCGTCTTGTCCATACCTCAACTCTTCCATGCGGTCGAGTACAGTGGCTGTGTACTTGCCCGGTTTATATGGGTGCGGTTCGATGTCGGCGATTTTAATGTTGGCAGTTGTGTTACCAAACCCGGTAACAACATCAGCCTTCATGTACACACCCCAACTCTCATCATCACGCACCATCCAAACGGCGCCGTGCATTGTGGATACGGTGGCTGGGTCAATGTAGCCACAGAAGTTCTTGTGTGCCATGTCATACCAGTTAAGCGCCTCACCGTACTGTTCTTGTACTACGCACATGAATGCGCATTGCAGATACATACGAGCATCGCTCATTGCATATTCGTCTACGTATGGACGCTCTTCAACCTGAGCGTCATAGTACGTGCGACGGCGTAATGATTCTCCGAGGATTGCAGCACAGATGTTATCTACATCATGCTTTGCATCGGTGTACACGACGGGTGACGGGATAGCCCCGTATGGGCTAAAGGATATGTTGAAACGGAACTGGTTATCCATGGGATACCTCTTTGTTTGTTTTGATATCTGACAAGGTTTTAAACGTGTTTCGGCTTGACTGCCTCATCAGTCCATAGGAATCACCCTATAGATACACGTTGGGGTGGCACGTTAGCACCACCCCGTAGTTCTTAGTGACCGTATCTATGCATCGGGAGTGTTGACAGCCCCCAATAGATGAACAGCAAACCAGCGACGATAATGACTGCAGTCAATCCATCAAGGATAAACCGCACCAGACCATTGTTCAGGAACTTCTTCACTTGCTTTCTCCAATCATCCGAGCCAACGCCAATACGCTTGCGTCATCACCGCCACCGATGATACGCGCTACCGCAATCATGTTCTTTTCGAGTTCAGCGTAGGTGTCAATGTGACGTGTTACCGAGAACTCACCTTGTGCGCTCGTTATCTTGATCGTTGTCTGCGTCAATGCAGTTGGGGTTGTGATTGAGAAGCTGAAGCGACGATTAGACGTCATGAAAGTGCCATTGAATTGCATGGCGGTTAGTTTCCTTTGTGTGTGTTACGTGTTTCGCCTGTAGACTGGCCTCGTCAGCTCATTGGCATCACCCAATGAGGACACGTTAAAAGGTAGGGGGCTTGCGCCCCCCATTGACATCAACACTTCTCGAACATGGCGCCCTTCCACTCGAACGTGTCAGGGTTGCCCTTCCACTGATATGTTGCAATGACGTATGCGTCTTCAAACGTCAGTGGCGTGTCTGTGTGCCCCTTCGCTGCGTGGAGTAGGTCATTGAGCAAGCGACCACCCGTCCAGTCTGACATCTGGTAGACAAAGTCTGTTCCGTTACTTGCTGCGTCTGGTCCGTACATGGTGAACACTTTCCATATTGCCACCTGTGTAACAGGACGTGATTCCGATTGTGTGTGTTGTGCGAATGACATGACTCATTATCCTTTTGTTTTTGTTTTTTCCGAAAAAAGTGGCACCCGGTATCTTACACCGGGTGCCTGCGGGGACTATGCGTCCCCGTCTACACCGAGCATTGCCTGCCCAAGCGCGTCCGCCGTCAATCCCTTTATGCTGGCGGCGATAGAATCGTAATCCTTGCCGGTAGTATCTAGCACAGGCGCAAGTTTAGCGGATAATACTTGCATAACCGCTTTGTATGCGTCAATGGTTGTTTTTCGACGTTTGATACCTTGAATGTATGCACATTCAACGGGCTGTATAATCCGGTTTGCTACTGACTTTGTAATCAGCATATTCAATGATACGTGATTGTCAATACTTTGTAGCGCTTTAGTGTACGCCGTTTGTGCGCCAGCGTATACCGCTGGCGTTGCGGGCGTTGTCGTTGTCGTTGCCATTATGTCTAGTTTTCCTTTTGTGTTTTCGGCTATAACCTGCCATCGTCGGACATAATCGGGTGAATGATTATGTGAACATAATAAAGGGAATGTAAACCGGACGACCCCGAAGGGCGTCCACACCATGTATGTAGACCGGGATTTAGGGCACAGTCACGTGGGGTGGGGTACCGGGGGTTAGACCCCGGCATGGCAAGGGGGTGCCCCGGTTGGCTCGGCACAGTAGTGACTCCAAAACATATATTCTCAGCTATCCTCTATCTATTTCTCCCACCGGAGAAACTGTTTCTCCCCGTAGAAAAAACATTAAGATCCTTTTAGAACGCAGTGACTATACGGTTTTGCTACACTCTGTACCATGCTATACTTTCGATTATGGCTAATCAATTTAAATCAGGTAAAGAAGCGGCTGGATATTTATTTGATGTTGCTGTCCGTAAAGGTAAATGGGCTGCGCATAGAGAATATGAACGCCTAAAAGATAGTATTCCTGCAGATCAACGTGATGCTTTCCTTAACTCTGTAAACAACATACAAGACCAAAAAAACTTACGTGCAAATGAGGGCTTAGGTGATGCTAAAGTACAGCGTTATCGCGAAAAAGCAGCCAAGAATATGCCAGTTGATTACGACAAAGAGTTTGGTGCTAAGCCTACACCCAAACCAGCACCTAAGCCAACTGCTAAGGAGACACCTAAGGCTGCGCCAAAGCCAGTAGAACGCGACTCGTTCATGGGTGGTACTGCACCTAAACCAGCCGTAAATAAACCACCTGTGGAACAACTGAAAGCACCTAGGCCAACAGAATCACGGGTACCTATAAAGCCAGCTGCTAAAGAAACACCTAAGCCAGCTACTCCGTTTTCAGTAAAAGGTGTTAGCAACTTTCTTGGTATTACAGCTGATAAGCCAGCTCCAAATAGTCGCCCAAGTATTGGTGGTGGTGCTATGTTAGACATCAATAAGATTGCTGACTTCAAACAGAAACCTACTGGCAAAGCACCCAAGTAGGATATACTTACGGTACATTCCTACTTAGCTTAGCGGTAGAGCATCCGGCTGTTAACCGGACGGTCGCTGGTTCGATCCCAGCAGTAGGAGTATAATCGCTCTGAGGTACAGATATGCGCGATGAAGGTAAACAGTACAACACTCCACCACTTCAGAATAGGCACCGCCGTAATGCTGAGTATATTAGAACGGGCCTTAAGGAAGATCGCGACAAACGCGTTGAAGATATGGGTGCTCAAGCAAAGTCTCATGCCTTAACACAGCACGTGATGGATCGAACTACACCATCTCAATCCGCTGTACCTAATAAAGTTGTAATGAACAAGATTAGTAATAAGCAAGCAGCACAAGCAATGTCTGGTACTTCGTACTCAAAGTTGTTAAAATTTAAATAACCGATCTCCCATGCATGTAAACGCACTGGGGATATTGCATATTAGAGCCTTTCTTTTTCTTTCTCTCTAATATGCGATAGGCCACCCGTAGTAACCTCCTCTACTGCGGGTGGTTTTTTATTGCTATACTGCAGTCATGACTGGATTACAAGCGTTTATCTTAGGCATTGCAGTAACATCGCTGGCATACTACATTGTTGACTACGTTGCTGGGTATTTTGACTACCGCAAGTTCAAGAAATGGCTAGTCACAATGGATGTAGATATTAGGTCAATAGACGAAAAAGGCTTTGATAAGTACTACGCAATGTGGGAGATCAGTAAGTTGCCAAATATCGAGATCAAAGAAGTAACAGAAAAGGATAAAGACGATGTCATCAGCCGAGAAGACAGATCCAAGTAAGTGGAAAGCTATTGTTTCTAGGGTTAAGTCTGGCACAAAGGGTGGTGATCCCGGTGAATGGTCTGCCCGTAAGGCGCAACTTGCAACACAACAGTACAAGAAGTCAGGCGGTGGCTATAAAGGCCCTAAATCAAGCGATAATAGCCTAGCAAAGTGGACAGATCAGAAGTGGCGCACTAGCGATAATACACCTAGTGAAGGTAAAAAGCGGTATTTGCCAGACAAGGCGTGGGGTGCTCTGTCATCGGGTGAAAAAGCTGCCACTAACCGAGCTAAAGCTGCCGGTAATAAGGCAGGAAAACAGTTTGTAGCACAACCAAAAACAATCGCACGTAAAACGCAAGGTTATCGATAATCGCACGTATTTCGCACGTATTCGCACGTAATAAAAAAGGCCCCTCTGTGAAGGGGCCTTTAGATTCGCTCGTCCTAACTGTCGCTATGGTGGCATGATGGGCGGACTTTTAAGATATCATCGCGTTTCACAACCATAGTACCACATATACTTACGGTATAATAAGACACAACCCCAGTTGGTGGAATGGTAGACACGACGGACTTAAAATCCGTTTCTGCAAAGAGTACAGGTTCGAGTCCCGTACTGGGGATTGGAGGAGAAAATGGCAGCCACACTTAAGTACGTACAACCTGATGCAGAAGAATTTATGATTCATCTTGCACGTGTCTCATCTGATAACCAAGATAACCCTGAATACGTTAGGCTTCTGAAGTATTGCATGCGTGAAGGTCATTGGTCTGTGTTTGAGATGGTAGATGTGGTCATGGAGATCTACACATCAAGGGCTATTGCAGCACAGATCCTGCGTCACAGGAGCTTTCACTTCCAAGAGTTTAGCCAGCGTTACGCAAACCCAAGCAAGATTGAGTTAGACTTACCTGTTATGCGCCGTAAAGGTAGTACTAATAGGCAGGGTAGCGTTATGTTTGATGATCCTGAAACGCAATATCAAATGGACAACAAAGCGTTAGCTCCAGTACTAGTTGCTATCCGGGCCTACGATGATCTTGTCAAATCTGGTGTAGCGCTAGAGTCAGCACGAATGGTATTGCCCTTGTGCGTCGGCACACGCCTGTATATGAAGGGAAACGTGCGTGACTGGCTACATTACTGCCGAGTACGCATGAACACGCACACGCAGCAAGAACATCGTGAAATTGCTACTGACTGCTGGAACGTGCTGTGCAAGGTTCTTCCTAATACGACAAGTGCATTTACTGAGAATCACATGTAATGGAACCAATGGGATGTGTTGACATCTTGATGATTGCTAAAGGTTATGACTCTGACGTAACAGTTACACATAAACAAGATGGCACATATGCCATTAGGTGGAACAATCAGTATTTAGTAATAGATTCGCTGCCAGAGGCAGTGTTATTTCTTGATACCGTACAGGGTCAGGGAGCCAAGATACCTTGGCGGTTTATGCAAGATATTGCTATCAAAGCAATTAGTCAGTTAATGGAGAAACAAGATGACAATCTTAAAGCGTGGTAATCAATCGGATATTGAAGTCGTACAGGTCACACCAGATACGTACATCCTGAACGTTAAAGGCGAAGATTGCGGTACGTACACGTTGCCAGACTTGGCGGTTAAGGCAATTGCGTTAAAGAAAGAATGCAAGATTCCTAGTAAGTGGCTTAATGAATTAGCCTACGTAGCGTTGGTACACGTCATGGGTAAGCTTACAGATAGCAACGTATGAAATCAAAAAGCTTAGAGTTCCAATGGTGTGGTAACGACGAACATCAAGCAGGTCACGAGCCAGTACGCAAAACGCAACTGGCTAGTGGTCTTGATGTAAAAGCGTACTTAAAAAAACCAGTAGTAATTAAACCCGGACACACAGCCCTTATACCAACAGGGTGGCGAGTGAAGATGGATCCGGACTATGAACTGCAAGTGCGATCACGTAGTGGTATTGCGCTTAAGTACTCTGTTCATGTATTAAACTCACCGGGTACCGTAGACGCGGACTACCAAGGTGAAATACAAGTCATACTGCACAACTCAGGACAAGAACAGTTTGTTGTAGTTGATTGCATGGCCATAGCACAACTGGTGCTTTGCCCTGTTGAAAGATGCCACGTTACTATAGTGCAAACAGGCAACTTGTTTGAAGAGACTTCAGGTAGAGGTCAAGGTGGATTCGGCTCTACTGGAGAATTTTAATGGACAACGCACATTATCGTAAACACAAGATACAGACTGTGCATTGTGCATGGGAATGGGATTTAACATGGGCAGAATTTAATGCTGTCAAATATATTGAAAGAGCTGGAGACAAACCCGGCTCAACATATAATGACGACATTAATAAAGCAATCTGGTATCTAGTAGCGACCGTTACTCACAGCGATATGTTTGCACAGCAGATTGTTGACTTGATCGAACAATATTGCAAGGACAAGACTTAATCGTCGTAGTCGCACCCACATTCTGATTTCTTCTTACCGCAAGAAGGGCACTTGTCATCGTTCTCGACTTTCTTGCCCTTCTTCATACCCTTTTTCATACCACTCATCATGCCGGTTTTATAGATGCCGTCTGGTTTCATCTGTTTGATATCACGTGCCATAAATTTAGTTTACTATACGTGTATCACACATGCATATACCGTATTACGGTATAATAAATATGGAGGAAGTTATGTTCAATAATGTATCACTTGTCGGAAGATTGACTGAAGATCCGTCAACGAAAGAATCACAACTAGGAAAAAGTTACACAACTTTTTGTATTGCTGTAGACCGCAAGACAAAAGATAAGGAAGCTGACTTTTTTAACTGCACATTGTTCGGAAACTCTGGCGTAGCGTTGAATGAGTATGCACAGAAGGGTCGATTAATTGCAGTAAGTGGTAAAGTCCAGATAGACAAGTACACAAATAAAGATGGAGTTAAGATGCAAGCTGTTAAGGTTATTGTAGATAACTGGTCACTTCTTGATTCGCGTAAAGAACAATCTGATGTTGTTCAACCAGTTAACAGGAAGCCACAGCAAAACAATAATCAAGACATCGAAGATCCGTTTGCTGACGATTAATCTAGTAACTTATTTACTAATGCTATGTTGTAAGCCTTCTGCCTTGCGCCAACACCGCTTACACCTAGTTTAAAGTAGGCATTTTCTAGATAAAAGTGTACAGTCCTTGGGCTAATTTGTAGCTCAAGGGCTATTTCTTTTGATGTTTTACTCTTACCTAATAAGGTAATGACTTCTTTTTCCCGCTTAGATAATTGCATCATATCTGCATTCTACCGCAAGTAATGTCTTGCTATGACAGGTAGTGTATGATAGTCGTGAGGTGCAATAAATGGGCGTCGTTAAGAAGTATCAAAATCCAGCTGGAGGTTTAAACTCTGCTGGTCGAGCGCATTATAATCGGACCACTGGTTCCAATTTAAAACCACCAGCCCCTAACCCAAAAACACCTAAAGATGCTGGACGGCGCAAGTCGTTTTGTGCTCGTATGGAAGGCATGAAGCGTTCACGTACTAGTGCCAAAACAGCTAACGATCCAAACAGCCGTATCAATAAATCCTTACGTGCATGGAACTGCTAACTTGGCAGTTAATAAACACCCCGGTTTTAAAGCTGTTCAACAAAAGATATCGTCTCAACAAGGCGTGTCTTTAAAAAGCGCTGGAGCAATCCTAGCGTCTTCTACCCGTAAAGCGTCAGCTGCGGCAAAGAAGAAAAATCCCAGACTCAACAGAGTAAAATAGAGGTATAGGATAATGATGAGGAACGCAGCTGCATCACGTGGCAAAGCCATGGGCATGGCAGCCTTATTAGGTATGGCAAAAGGAGCTAAGTCAAAGCCAGCTCCAGCAAAGAAGAAGGCTCCTGCTAAGGCAGGGCGTGGTGCAAAGAAGGCTATGATGCCTCCAATGGGACCAATGGGACCAATGGGGCCAATGGGTCCAATGTAATTGTAGGTAGGTAAATATGGCGTCATTACTGTCTAGTTTGATTATGGGTAATTCGGCTCCTATGTCGGATAAAGATAAAGAGCAACCAGCAACACCTGCTGGCGGTAGTCCCGTGCCTGCAACACAGGGGCAACAAGTACAACCACCGTCTCTTCCATCAATACCGCCAATGGCGAGTCAACAGCCACAGACTACACAGCCAGCGCCAGCAATGCCACAGGGTATGCCCGGATTGCCTAGTCTTCCGGGTTTACCTCCTATGGGTGGGTTTGATTATGACCCTATGGCTCGTCTATCTAAGGGAATAGTAGACATGCCTAATGCATCAGGTGCAGGTCTTAGTACTCGCATTGATGTAGGTGGAATAGATGATGCTAGTGCGGGAAAACATGCAGCTGGATTAGACATGTTTTTGCGTTCTCAAAGTACTGGTCAACTAGCATCTGGTGCTGATCTGATTACTAAGATGCAGTCGTGGCTTGGTAAGGCTACTGGCGCATCAAAACAAACTGCTGGAACAAACAGGACAGACGTCATTGGTGATGACAAGTTCTTACAGTTAATTAATAGAACTGCAGAGTTATATAACACTGGCGAACCAACTAAGCGAAAGATGGCAGATGCATACGCAAATGGCGTTATGTATTTAACTACTGCCTACGCGAAGGGTGATAATGCTGGTGTTACTGGTGCAAAAGATTATCTAGAAGTACTTGCTGACTATACAGATGAAGATTTTAGAAATCCTAAAACGCAAACCTATCTAGCTCAACAAGCATCAAAAGTTATCAAGCCATACGTTACAAATAAATCACTTGTTGAACTTGATCAAGAAAAGGCAGATGCAAGTCCAGAAGCTGTACGTAAAAAACTTATTGGTGGTGTTCTATACGATTACGTTCAAGGACGATTTACGGAACTTAGAACAGATGCGCAATCTGGATCTCCTACAGCAAATAACTCACGCAAGACTTTAAACATATTTGAATCGGCATATGGCGATTTATCAAAACCAACTATTGAGGGCAATAAAGATCGGCAAGTCCAAATGTTTATGGATTCGCCACAAGGTCAAGCGTTAATTGATGATGCCTACGAGCAGTTTGATGGTCAAGGTTTATTTAATACAAAAAAAGCCCAAGACTTAGTAAAGCGAATGGGTGGGCAAGCTGGTGCTGATCCAACTACTCAAGTTACTCCACAAGAGTTAAAAGATTTCTTTGGCCAGACACGCATGAAGCGATACGTATCTGGAGCGATGGATATTGATCCATCATTGAGTGATGAAGCAGCTTTACGTTTTGACCCAAATAATCCTGATAACGACGATGTGTATTCCGCATTAACCCCCGGTGGTGTAAAGGCTTTATACGGTCAGAAGGAGGGCACCCTCGTAGGGGATATGACACGTGCAGGTAAGGAAGATCCTTACATGTATGACATAAGCTCCAACGTATCTGGAAGTCAAACACAAGCACCACAAGGTATTACTGGTGCAAACAGTGGACGTATTGCATCTCGCCCAGAACTTGCTGGTGCAATGGCCTCAGGTTTAAATCTTAGCGAAGCACAACTAGAACAAGTCGGACGCAAGTTATTCCAAAGCATTGATGATGTCAATGATTTCGTAACTGCTGGCATGAATAGTTACGATATTGAATCTGATATTGTGCCTAAGATTACTTCAGACATTAGTTCTGTACGCGCTGGAAAAACAGGTGGTGTCACCACAGGTGGTACATCAAAAGGTACATACAGTTTAATTACAGATACCTTTAAAGCTGTTGATGCAGTAATACCCGGTGGCGCACAGCAGTCTTCATGGATGAGCAAGAAGCGCGTACTTAATGATATTGCTGTACAAGCACGTAACTTAGAAGGTACGGCAGTTGAGCAGTCTGGTTTATCATTTGCTAAATTACCTACAGGTGAGAATGATTTTAACCAACCATTATTACCAGTACGGTCAGATCAGATCAGTCGCATACAAGTCTTGCAAGGCATGTTTGATTACGCTGGTAAAAACTCTAGATACCGTACTGATCTGCAAAATTTAATTAAAAGTGCAGTAGATAAAGTTCCATACAACGGAAACATAAAGATGACTCCCCAGCAGATGTCATCGTTAGTTGGTTTGTATGCTTCACGGTTAGAGGAAGCAACAGCTGTAGATAAAAAAACTGATGACGTCTTTTTATCGATGTTTGGCATCAAGGCATCTGATTACAACAAGACAGATTTAAAAGCCAAGATATTAAAGTCTTTGCAAATAGGAACTCCGGCAAGATTCAGGACCATGGCATCCACCATGGAAGTCACACCTGAAGGTGGAACAAGATACATACCTACCACTTCTGCTGGAACAGTAATGCAAAATGCAGATGCAATACCCGGAGGTACGGGTGCCGTAGGTGGTCGGTCAAGCAAGACTGAAAGAACAGCGCTTGATAGAGTGCAGCGAAGTATGGATATTGTAAACACAATATTTGGCGACGCAAAAAAATCCATACTTGGCGTAACAAACAGTATTGGAGAACAAGTAGCTGGCGGAGAAGCTCCAAAAGGTAACTTTAAGACACAGGTATTAAATGCGTTTGATGACTCGATCAAATCGTCATTAACTAAGTTTGATATTAAGCCAGAAGACAAAGTAAAGTTTGACACTATGGTATCTAGCATTAGAGAGCAAATAGTAGAATCCGCAACAACTGAATGGATGAAAGGCACGGTATCTGACGCAGACATTGATAACGTATTTAAAAAGTATCGTACATCAATGACCAGTATTGCTGCTGGATATGCAGCACCAGCAGATACTAGTGTTTCGGAACGCCTTAGGCCATCTGAATCTACAAACAGAGCGCAAGTTGATTCCGGAAAAGAAATCTACAATAAAGCTGTTGAAGCCCTTGGTGGTGACATTGGTGGTAGTGAAAAAGCTGGTGACACAAAACAAATTGAAACAGTGCTGTCGGCAAAAATTGCAAGTGCTGAAAAAAATGGAAATTACGATTACGTTGAATTTGCTAAACGCTGGTATGAAAATACTAGTAAATCACTTGATGCTGCAAAACGAGATGCGGATATTCAAGCAGCTGTAGTAAAAAATACTGATGCCGACATTGCTAAGTTACAAACACAAAAAACAAAATCTGGACAAACACCAGAGGGTTTAAGAAAAATTGATCAAGCAATTGCTGCATTAGAACGCAAGAAGGTAAGGGCGCAGCAAAAAGGAACTGATGCACTATCATTACTACAAAGCCGTATATATGACCTTGCATATAATAGCCCAACTGAAGAATCTCATAGTCAGATTCTAGATGACCGTAGAGCAGTACAAAATGCTGACGACAAAATCGGCGAACGTTATAGAACTCTAAGAGAGCAAGTTCGTAATAAAGGATTTGACAGCCTATCTTTAAGTGATAAGCAATTTTATTACGAGCAGGGATTAACTCGTTACCGAGAAGGTGAAACAAATACTATTGGTGTTGGTCGCCCTACACGATTAGGATTTAATAGTTTTCTCGCAAGCGCACAAGGCGTTAACTGGACCGTAATTAATCCAGACTACGAATTAGTAAATGACAATGCCAGAGCACCTAGTTATTTAGTAGAAATAAAAGATGACAAAGGAAAAACTATTGGTCATAAATTAAACGAGAATGTCAAGTTTACGTTTGATTGGAAAAAAGATGCAAAGACAGGTCAATTTACAGCCGTATCAGTTGTGGCTACCGAGTATGTAAAGCAAGGTAATAATAGCCAGCGCCCACTGCGTAAACAAAAAATTGAAACTGGTTTAGAAACAGCAATTGTCAAAGCAAAGAATTTTGAAGTAGATTTAAATTCAGCATTAAAAGTTCTTGATAGTACAACTAAAGGTAATACATATGGTGGTATTACCAGAGGCACTAGAGTAAATAGAGGAGCGACGAAACTATCTAGCGCAGTGCGCGATTTACTTGATCTAACATCTAATGAAAACCTTAACGAAACAAACAAACAAAACGTTGTAGCTTTAAAAGCTGAAGTGTTGAAAGGATTAAAAGATTCTGGTCGAGCTAATCCTGAGGAGTATCTCAAAAAGTTAATTGAGGGCAATAAAACCAGTAAGGCATTACTGACATTTTCTGACACATTACGTAGTCGCATGTCAGATCGAATTGATGCTTTTGCTGGCAAAGGATCTGGTCGTATACGTACGCCACAAGAAATTCAAGATGACATATCTAAGTTTTTCAATACAACTGAAATGTCTGCTGAAGACACTGTCAAGATACGCAATGAAAAAGCTGCGTTCTTACAAAAGTTTGGATATGACGTCAAAGAAGTAACGGACGCAGACGGTAATAAAATCCCTAAGACGTTGCCTAGTGATGCAGTTGGTGAAGTAATTTCAATACTCGATGCCAAGGGCAAAGTTTCACTGACAACACAAAAGGATGATGTAGCAGCGTTACGCAATAGTGTTTTTCAAAAGTTACGACCACTACAGGACAAATTACAGAAAGAAGTAGATGCTTTAAAACAAGGAGATACTGGTCGCGTTGCTAAGATAGGCGAAGCTAAAAAGTTATCTGGTCTTGCGGAAAAGTTAAAAAGAGCAACATCAGAAGGTGAATTATCTGGGTTGCTTTTAGAATTTAATTCAAATGATCCAGCAATAAAAGCTGCACAATCAGTTGCACGTGATTGGCGAACAAGAAAAGATTTACCGCTTGAGACTGTTTATTCGCAATATAAGGCATTAAAAAATAAAGCGTTAGATAATGATCTAACAGACAATGAAAGTCAACGACTAGACACGCTTACTCTTGTTTTAAATAAGCATCTTAAATCGGTTGCTCCACAGTTAGGTGCGTCTCCATTATTTGAATTAAATAAAATTGACAGACTAAACACTAAGGAATCAAGAACTTACAATCAAGCAAATCTTGCTAGTAATAAAGTCCCGTTTCAAGTTTTATTTGGAGAGTCGGCTAAGAAGATAGAACGGACTAACTTACCTACGGTATACATGAGTCCCGAAGATCAACGAAAAGCTTTCCAGCAGTGGAACAAAAAGCTAACAGCTAATGATAAAAAACGATTAGCGCGAGAGGTTGAGATTGCGCAAGCGATTGGCTTAGATGTCGATGCTACAAAAGTAAAACTTGGCGATCTCTGGAAATCTATTGATAGTAAATGGGAATCCATGAATGCCAAAGAATGGGTTGAATATACTTATGGTTTACCTGATGAAGCACGAATATATGTATTAAGGAATTATCCACTTTGGTCAGAAGTAGTCCCAAATGAACTTGATAAGAAGTCAGGACCGTCAGGACCGTCACGGCAAGAAATTAACAAACAACTAAAAGACAGCCGTGCCCTTACTTTGACACCGGGTGGACACGTTGTACCGGCTGCAACAAAGTTTACAATTAAGGCACCGCAATGGGTAAGAGAAAACAGGATGCCGAACAAGCCAAATTACGCAGACGCATTACAATGGAAAATTAACAATACAACAGTTGAGTATCTTGACATATTAACAGAAAACCAAAATGAATATCGTTATGAGGTCAAAGGCCCTAATGGAAAGATATTAAAAAATCAAACAGCTAACACGTTTACCACTGAGGCTGATGGAAAATCTAAAAAATTAAAAGACGGATATACAGTTTTAGGGGCAACAGTTACAACAACTGGTGATGACGGAAAAACAACAACAAAAGATATTACTACATCAGAAACATACCGCATCGGTGGAAAAGTTATTGAAGTGCCGTTATACAACAGAGGTGCATTTTTACAATCGCGAATGTTACCAGCTGGAATGGATGCTGAGTTAATTGATCAAAAATTAATTAAAAAAGAACCCATAGTAAAACGGCTAACATTTGAATCAGCTCCAGTACAAGCTGGTAATCGGCTTGGATTTGAATATGAAGGTAAGCAATTCTGGATTGGAAAACGAGATTATTTAGATTTTGTAAAACAAGTCAATGAAGGCAAGATTGATACCAAGAATGTACGTGAGTTAGTAACACAATTGGTTTCACGTGTGCGAGCAAGCAAGAGGTATTTTCGTGAAGGAGAAGTATACACTTCTATTAGCGCAAAGTCGGTAGGTAAAGATAACACACCAGACGTTGAGGGTATTAAGATTCCTGAAGCAGTTCAAAACAAAATCATTGCCGACGCGGAAGCTAAGGGGTTTGGCGGATTAATTGGAAAAGCCAAGAAAATGAGTTTTGCCGCTGTACTTCTTTTAGCTTTAAAAGAATATGGTAAAGCAGCAATACGTAGATTCAGTGCTGAGGAGGCTAAGAAAAATGGAAAATGATTTTACTAAATATATTATGTCAAAAGTTAACGATGTAAAAGCAAATCCAAAGCGCTTACTCAGTGGAATATCTGAAGGTGCATCTTGGTACTTTAATAGAGCACCAGATCAAGCAGATATATTTTCTAAGCCGGGAATACGAAATAAGATTAATGCCGGGGTAGGAACTGGGTTAGTTGAGCTTGCAAACTTTGGTAAAGATGCACTAGAAGAGATGGCAGTCAACGCTGCATCTGCTGCATTAATACCAGAAACTGGAGGTACTAGTTCTTTAGGATTTTTGCCAAAAGTAATTAATCCTCTTAAAGCTGGAATCAATTTTGCAACTGACATGGCAATGGATGACTTTGTAAACCCAATGCTTTACGACTTAGCAGATAATACGATTAACATTGGTGGGCGATTACCTAAAGCTCCAAGCTGGTATAAAGGTAGCGCTACACAAAAAACCGTAAACACAGTTGATAAAAAGATAACAGATTTTGCAGGTTTTGTTTCCAAAACGCATCCACAAACCCTCCTATTGAATAACGCTGCTAAATATGGAGACAAGGCTGGTCTCGCAGCTAGTAAGGCTAAAGACAAAATTACCAAAATACGGTAAGTAGGTATAATATATGTTATGCCAGATCAAAAGCCGCGATACATAACAAACGGAAATAACAAACAAGTTAAATTGTGCGCTGCCAAACTTGGTGATGGGCGTCAGTGTAATGCTGCAGCAATGCGAGATAAAGATTTCTGTAAGCATCATGGTGGTAAAGCATTAGTTGGACCGGATAGCCCGACGTTTAAAACAGGTTTGTGGTCACAGCAGAGGAAACGATTTTCAACAGTAGCCCCACAGTTACTTGAAAAAATAGAAGCACTACGAGAAGACCCAGACCTGTATTCCTTACGGGATGATACTGCATACATTACTGCCGTACTTGATATTCGAGCTGAAGCTGCATCGTATGGAATTAGTAAAGAATTATACGAAGAACTGCGTGATCAATATAATGTTTGTAGAGTAGCTCCGGAAGAAGCGTTCAGTAAAGAGTTTAAAAAACTAGGTACGTTAATTAGTAACGGTATTGATTCATCAAGAGCTAGTGATGATGTTCTTGATTTGATTAAAAAACGTGCTGATGTAATTGAGATTGAGCAACGAATGGCGCATGCAAAATCATACACACTTGAAGTTGATCAAGCATATAGTTTAATTATGCAGATACTCAATGTAGTCAAGCAAACTATAAGAGATCCAGAACAAGTAAGAGCAATATCTGAGGGGTTTGCAAAAATTTTAAAGGTACATCAAAGCGACACAGAGGAAATACTAGATGCAGAAGTTATTAGTTAATACTCGCGCTACTCCTCGTGGCTTTAAGAAGTTTGTCCGCCCAGGCAAGGATTTATCAGTTGCCTTATTGGAAGCTGTAACAGCTGACTTAAACGAGTACGCAGACACTGGTGCGTTTGACGGAGGTACAGCCTTTCCTATACAAGGGCACGATATGCCGTTCATGGATTGGTTGCGCGTCTACGCTCCACAATCAGCACCATCAAAAATGGGAGACCATCACTTACGCGCATGGAACTGGGCTGAGAGTATAGAGAATGGTAATTCTCCACCTGCTTTGATTGAGTGTTGGTTTCGTGGTGGTGGCAAATCAACCACCATGGAATTAATATCCAGTAGATTAGCAGTAAAGGCGTCAAGGCGTTTTCTTTTATATGTTTGTGCAACACAAGACGCTGCTAATAGGCACGTTAGTGATATTGCTGGAGTAATGGAGCGCTGTGGCATTGAGCGAGCTGTTAACCAATATGGTTTCTCTCGTGGGTGGAATGCACAAAAACTACGCACGGCTAATGGTTTTAATGTTCTAGCATTTGGTTTGGACACAGGTGCTCGTGGTGTTAAGTTAGATCACCTACGACCAGACATGATTATCTTGGACGACATCGACGAATTAGATGACTCCGTTAATGCTGTTGAAAAAAAGATCCGAACCATTACGGCTACCATTCTTCCGGCTAAAAGCGTTGACTGTGCTATTGTGTTTGTACAGAATAGAATTCATGCAAACAGCGTTATGTCCCGTGTTTTATCTGGTGAGCTTGATATGTTGCAAGACCGTATACAGTCACCAATTATTCCTGCAATCTACGACCTGATATATGAACCTGTTGAAAAAGATGATGGACGTATGGGTTGGAAGATAACCTCTGGACGTGCTGCATGGGAACACAAAAACTTAGCGGTATGCCAAAAAGAAATTGACGACTTTGGTTTAATATCATTCTTACGAGAGTGCCAGCACGATGTTGGTGTAGGTGGTTTATTTTTCCCGCAGTTTAAACCAATTGACAGTAATGGAAATGGTTGGCACGTAGTAGATCATATTGATGTGCAACCATGGTGGAGATTCTGGGCAAGTCATGACTTTGGCACTGGAGCACCAGCATGTTTTATCCTCTACGCAAGTGATGAGCGTGAGAATGTGTATGTCTTACATGAATGGTACGAGGCTGGCAAAACCAGCAGCATGCAAGTTGACGGTGTAATTGAACTTCTTAAAAAGTACAAAATAGCTGAACCGAAAAATAAAGCTAACGAGCATGGTGCATACAATACTAAACTAGAGGCTATTGCTTTTGACTGGGCTAATACGTTTCCACCTGAAAAGGTTGATCAGCGAGTAGGTGAGTATCCAGTAGAGATCTGGTGGGAGCGCGGTCTGCCAGCCGTACGAGCAGTTAAGGATCGTAAAGCAGGATGGAATCGTGTCAAAGAATGGCTTATGGCATCTGAAATGGTTGATGGTAATGTCAAGCCAAAGTTTGTAATTAACCGCAATGGTTGTCCAAATATTATCAAGCAGTTATCTGACACAATGACGCACACTAAAGATGCTGATGAAATTGACTCAGGTACTCGAAATGATCACGCTATAGATAGTTTGCGTTATGGGCTAATGTGGCGAGAACATCCCGTTAGGTGTCCAGAAGTAGATGAGCGTGAAAAACGTAATGCTAACAATAAGCCAGAGTGGTTAAAGAATAGGAACCTAGATGAATGGTTGTAATTGAAATATTAAGTTTTATCTGCACTTTAACTACATGCATTGCAAGTGTCATGTCTTATCGTATCTTGAGTGACATAAAGAACATAAAGATATACTCAAAGGAAATATATGATCGCGAGGGCTGGTTATAATGTACGACATCAGTAAACTTTCAGCGGCAGTAAGAAATGGTAAACCACGCATCTCTGCATTTGAAAAAAAGAATAATACAGGTACGGTTGGATCCACTCCGCTGGATGATCCACAACTTGACGATAAAGATAATTTAGAACTAGATGTAACACCTAAAGACTGGAAAGTTAACGAACTTGACGAACCAGAAGAAGCCCGTAAGGTCACTAAGTTTGTTCAGCAACAGTTCGATAGTGCACAAAAAGCAAGAACCGATATGGAGCTTGAATGGGCATTAGCAACAGCATTCTTTGAGGGTAGGCAGTGGTTACGCATTGGAAGTCAAGGCCGTAACATTATTCGTCTTCAAAACCCAAACGAACCAAACCGCTATATGACTGTCAATAAGTTACGACCACTAATTGACGGCGTAGTCGGCAAGTTGACGCAGTGTGCTCCAGACGCAACGTCTGTCCCATTATCTGATAGTCCACAAGACAGAGCTGCCAGCGACGAGGCAAACTTTATTGCCAAGCACTACAACCGTAAATTTGGCAGAGAAACGCAAACTAAAGAGCGTGTACGCTGGGCATGTGTTTGTGGTACATCGTTTTTAAAAGTGTATTGGGATAGTCGCAAAACACAAGTTGTCCCACAGATGGATGTTGATGGTCAGAGTGTTGTTGGGCATATGGAGATGCGCGTTGGAGATGTTGTAGAACAGATCCTGCCAGCATTCGATGTGTACATTGACCCATCTGCCAAACGTGATGATGACATCCGCTGGATGATTCATGCAATGATTAAGCCATTATCGTGGTTCGTGGATTCATACGGCGAGATTGGTAAAAAGGTTGAGGCAGACGCACTAACTGGTCAGCACTCAGGATATGTAGATGCGTACATTGATGGTGCTAATGCTGGCGGACGAGGTTGGGTTCCACCTTCATCGTCTACGTCAAACTCTAATGAGAAACGCAAGAATGCAGCCGTAGTTTACGAGTACTGGGAGAAGCCATCTAAGCTGTATCAAAACGGTAGATACATTGTGTCTACACAATCAACATTACTTTATGCTGGTCCATGGCCATACAACAAAAAGGATTCATTTCCATTTATTCCTTTGCGATGGCAACCACGCGCCGGTACTCCATATGGATACAGTCTTGGATTTGACTTAGTGTCATTACAGAGTACATACAATCGTATTTACAGTAGATTACTTGAGCAGTTTGAAGCACAGAAAGACTACTTACTGATTGAGCGTTTGTCTTCTGTTGGTGCTGATGCATACGACAAAGAAAGCGATACGGTTGAAGATAAAAATAGAATCTACCGTAAGGTTTATTACGACCGTGGTAGTAGGCCACCTGCTGTGCAACGAGCACCAGGTATAGGTGCTGACCTATTCCCGTTATTGCAAATGATTGAAAAGGACATGATGGATGTTGCAGGGTTGCACGACGTCAGTCAAGGTATGGCTCAAGCCGGTACGCCAGCCGAGTCTGTAAGGTTGCTGCAGAAAGCTGACAACACCCAGCACTCTTATGTAAGAGCTGACATTGAAATTAGTAATGCATGTATTAAAGAGTGGGAAGTAAGTTTAATTGAACAGTTTGCAATTGTCCCCTTTGTTGGAAACATTGAAGGAGGAATGTTACCTAGAGACCAAATTCAACAAGGCGTTATGCGTTTTGATGCTCTGCGCAATGGTGGGCGGTATAGGATTGTATATGTGCCGGGATCTAGTATGGACGAAGGACCAGACCAGAGATTAAACAAGTACGCCACATTACGACAGATGGGTGTTTTTGGTGACCCAATGGATCCTGCTACCAACAGGTTATTTGTACAACTTGTCAACATGCCAGAAACAACTAAGATTCTTGATCACCTTGATGAGCAAGAAGCCAAAATGGCTGAAGCACAACAACAACAAATGATGATGCAGCAAGAAGCACAAGCTGCACAACAAGGACAACAAGCACAGGTCATGCAGTTCAATATGCAAATTGAACAGGCTAAGGCGCAAGTTGAAATTGAAAAGATAAAGGCTGAGATAGCCGCAAAACTTGAGGCAGACATTGCGCTTGCAACCGCAAAGGCTGGACTTGAGGCACAGTCTAATGAAGACTATGCGATGGTTGATATTGGTAAACAGTATGCGATGACTGATTTAGGCCCTGAATCTGGCATAAGTCAAAATGAAGGAGTATAGTTAAAATGTCTGAAGAGATGGTGACACGCACCTCAGACTCACCAGCTGAGGCGTCAGACAACATTGGTCTTAGTAGTTTGTTGACAAACGATAGTTCATACGCCAATGAACCTGAAACTGCACCGGCGTTAAACACCGCAGATGATACGTCAGAAACATTAGACTTTTCTTGGTTAGACGATATTGAGGTTGAAGCAACTGATCCACAGGATCTAGTTCGGCAGAAATTAACTGAAGCGTTAAGTGCTCAGAAGACTCCAGAAAGTGTCCCTTACGACAGATTTCGGGAAGTAAATGAGCAAGCTAAAGCTGCTAAGGATATTGCATCCCAATACGAAAAATGGGCTACTGTAATTCAAGCACTCGAAGCCGATGGTTACACATCGGGTAGTGAGTTGCAGAATGCATGGGCACAAAAACAGCAACAAGCAAACGAAGATCAAATCCGTCAGAAGTACACGCAGATGTCTGAGGCAAACATATTGTCCGAAGACGCTGCTAGAATTTCGGCAGATTATGAAATTCAACGTATGAAATACGATGAACTGCTTGAGCAAGTTAACCAAGCTAAGCAGTCACAAGCATTAGAACAAGCTTTCAGGGAATATCCATACGCTAGACGCGGTGAGCAAATTGTAAACAATTTAGTCCAACGCGGTATTGATCCAATTGAAGCTGTGACATACGTTCATACTGAACTTGCCAATATGGCTGAATCGCTTGTGCCGGAACTAGCTTCTATATTTGAAGCACAAAGGAATGTTCCAATCCCTATCGACACTGCAGAATCTGCACAGCCCTTAGTACAAGAGATAACACCAACGCGAGGCTTAGGTGGAGTATTTAGTAGGCTAATGGGAATTGGCAGGAATAACAACGGACTTTGAAAGGCTAAGAAATGGCTATCGATTTCAATGGTGCTCTTACATTAGCGGATCAGGCAATTTTGTCTAACGACCCGCTCGTAAAAGAGATCACAAAAAGTTTGCATCAAACGTGGAATGCTGTAAAGGATATTCCTTTCTACACATCCCCATCTTTACGCCAGATTGGCATGCGATATACCAACAGTGGTATTCCTACTCCCAACTGGACTGGTATCAACTCTGAACCACAGGCAGTTAAGGGTAAGCCAAAGCAGTACGAAGAGCAGATGTTTCTTCTGCGCAACAAGATTACTATTGATAAGGTTCTACTTGAGCAACCTAATAACATTATTGATCCAGTTGACGCACAGGTTCAGATGTTCCTTGAGGGGTTTAGTTACGATTTTAATGACAAGTTTATTAATAACGACCCAACAAGTACTGCTCCGGGTAACTCTCCTGACTGTTTCCCCGGACTCAAGTATCGCTTAAACAATGCAGCACAGTTTGACATGGCTACTGACATGACGATCAATGCTGCATCAAACATGTCTCTTGCTAACTTACTTGCGACATCTTCAGCTACCGCTGGATCTGGTGCAGCTAATCGTTTCATGTATGACATTCAGACACTATTTGACAACATGAATGCACCAGACGGTGACGGTATTGTCTTGTATGTGTCTGAAGTTGGTAAGCGTATTATTGAAGCTGCCATCCGAGTTATGGGTATTGGTAGTGGTTTTGACATTACTCAAGACAACTACGATCGCCCAGTTGAAATGTACAAGAATGCAAAGATTCGTGTTGTTGGACGTAAGTCTGATGGTTTAACATCTGTTATTCCAAACGACGTATCGCTTCCAGCTACCACTGTTCTTTCTGATGGCTCTACTGCTGCAGTAACCAACACTACAACAATGTATGCAGTTCGCTATGGAACTGGGTACGTACAGGGTTGGCAGCCAAAGCCATTCAAACCAGAGAATCTTGGTCGATCGCAAGAAAACGGCATTATGCACAACATTCTCTTTGAGTGGGGTTGTGGCCTTTGGATTCCACATACCCGTGCAATTGGACGCCTGAACTTCAAGGTAGCTTAACAAGGAGAAATTATGGCAAGAGATTTTAAATTAAATTTCCGTTTTGGATCTGGTGTACTTGGTGCATCTGCCGGAACGGTTGCCGTGCCAGGAACTAACATTACGTCATTTACGACGTCATTTGTTGGATTAACTGGTACTGCTGCACCAACTGGTAATACAGCAACTAACCAAGTGTTTTCATGTCCACTTGCGTGGGGTGGATACACACAAACGGCTGTTGGTACTGGCGCTCCATATGCTGAAGACGTTCCAAATAATGGACAGGTTCTTCATGGACATTCAAGCCGGAATGACATGTTTGTTATTGTTGATGCATGTGCAGCAACTGCACTTGTAACGGCCCAACAATTTGTTGTTCAGTCATCTGATGATCTTATTAACTGGAATACAATTGGCACAGGTGAAACAACACTGCCGGGTACGAACCCATCAAACGGTACTGTTGTGTGTACTATTGCTGCTGGTACATTTCCTGTACTTACAGCAAGTGCTAACCATCTATTACAGCCCGGAGACTTACTGGTTGTAACTGCTGCGACTACAATCAACCTTAGTAATAACCATGAGTCTGTAGCTGCAGTTGTGGGAAATGTTGTTGAGGTTGCGACTGTTCCTTCTGCTACAACATTTAGCATTCGGTATCCGGGTCCGCAGGGCACAACGCTTAAGAGTAACATGTTCCCATTGTCAAATTTGACTGTGGTTGCATCTGGTACACCAGCACTTACGTTTACTAAGTGTGCTACATCAGGAGCTAGTGTAGGTGGACAGATTATGATTCCAGTTGCTTCATCTGCAAAACCATATGTTCGCCTTGCGGCATTTGGTGGAGCCAGTGCTGCTGGTATTGCGGTACTGCGTGATGCATATCTTGCAATTGCAAGGACTGGCGCAGCTAGGTAATTAATATGAATCTAGGTCAAATTAAACAAAAGATTAGAATGATGGGCCGACATTATTTTGGCTCTGAATCCGATCGTGATCCATTTGGCCTAGAGTTCACTATCTTTGAATCAGCCAACCAGATAGCTAGAAAAACTGACTGTCTGGTTGGTCGAAGATATCTTGACATTATTGCTGGAACATCTGACTACTGTTCTCCAGATATTTATAAAATCCGTGTGTTAAAAGCCAAAGATAGTTCAGGTGAATATTTTCAACCAGAACTCCTTTCCTTTAGTAATCAAATGGTTGACGAGTACAGACACAGAACTACTGACTCAGTCCCTGACGTAATTGTAATTCGTGGAATGAATGCAATTATCCTTTACCCCACTCCATCCGTTGCAGTAACAAAAGGGCTTTTAGTAGAAGGTTATACACAACCCGGTGCATACTGGGCATACGATTCAACTGGCACAGCACTAGCAAATACAGATGCAACAGAATGCCCTTTACCAGAAGTTGCGCACGACTGTCTTGTATATGGAACGTTGTATATGAGAGCATTACAAATGCGTGATGGTGATGGTTTACAACTTTTTAAAAATGAATATCTAGATAGATTAGGCCAAGTTGAATCATTCGCTGCTACATATGCAAGGAGAGCTGTCTAATGGCTGTTAGTTTTACAGACTTGCGATATGAAACGCTCCGTCTTTTAAATGAAACAAACCTTTCAGTAGTAGGTGAAATCGCCACAGGCAACGGAGCCACTGGCGGTGGCGGTGCTACATTTACAATTTCTTCCGATGAGGGTTTACTTGACTACATAATTGAAGGCGCAAATGAGATGTGCCGTTCATGTTGCTATCAAACAGCAACCGTTGCGTTGACCACGTCAACAGCACGTGTCAGAACTTACGCTGACACCGTTATTTGGTTTCCACAGATTGCATCTATTGGTGGCACAGCATTAATTCATACTGGCGAACCTGAGCTATACGCTTACGACACATCTTACACGCTGGCAACTGGAACGCCAACTCATTGGTTTAGGTCTGGTCCGTATGACATTGGGCTATACAAAACACCGACGTCTACTGTAGTCGTAACACTAACTGGGGCTAGTACACCTATTGCAATTACAACGGGTAGTGGTACTTATAGTTTTGCCCCAGATGACATCTTACTAAAAGCACTTCCGTGCTATGCAGCAACCAAACTTGCGTTAAAGAACTTCGATGACCCGTCGTTAGTTGGTAGGTCGTTTTGGAAAGATTGGTACGATATGTCAAGGCTTACGCTTTGGCAGCAATTGGATAATTCATTAAAGATGTCTGGTGGCCCATTTGCAGTTCCTCCAGTTCAGTTAGGTGGTAAGTGATGGATAAGTTTCAGATTGATTTAAACACGCTGCTTGCTGGATTTGTTGGTTCTCTTATAGGCACTGACTGGAAGAGGGTTAGGAATGTGTTCCAAGGGGCTATCACAGTCTTGTCCGGTACAGCATCTGCAATTTACTTGACTCCTATGGTTGCTAAACAAATCGGATGGGAACAACCCCATCAGATGATTGGCTTATCCTTTCTGCTTGGCACACTTGGGCTTAGAACTGTGCAAGCTTTTAACATCCTTGTTGAGAAGGCTCTTAAGAAGGTAAGCGAGTGATGGCGGTGTACGGCGGCAAGGCGATTGCGGCGGGGCTGACTGCTGCGATGAGTGCTGCGCTTGCGTTCTTGACCATGCCGTTCAAGGGGACAGGAATCAATGCGCTGAAGGTGGGCAAATGATTATCAAGAATCCGAACATCGTAAAGGAACCAGCACCGTCGACCGACTGGCGTGTCTTTGGTGACATGTACGACTTTGATGATAACTACCTTGGTACTTTTGGGCCTGATGGAACATCGGTTAATATCTGGTGGGTTCAGCAGGATGAATCTTGGCAGTTAGGCATCGTTCAGACTTTTATGCAAATAATGGCACAACAGATTGTTGGTGATAACTGATGGCAACGGCTTATGTAACAGTAACAGGAACCGCTACTTATCCGGGTACTCTGGCACTCCCAACAAGCTTGACTAATGCCCTCGCGGGTGCTGGTGCTGGCGATATGATTTATATTGCAGCCGGTAACTACACTAGCATTTCCGGAATTACATACGGTGGTGCTTCCGGTACATCTGGTTCACCTGTTCGCTTTATTGGTGATACTGCTGGTGCATTTTTTGGCACAAGTGGTGCCGTCCGTGTGACTGCTGCGGCTAACATATCAACAGGTACAGGAGCGCAAATTCTAACGTTTACAGATAAAAATTACGTTGAATGGTCTAATGTTATTTTTGACAGAATCACGCCAGCGTCAAACGTGTTAACCCTGACAACATGCACTTACTTTACGTTTTCAAACTGCATTTTTTATGGGTCGATTACTGCCACAAATAGTGTTGCAGCTCCTTGGTCGCACACTTTTCAGCGGTGCGTTTTGCTTGGTTCACCTGCATACGCGACTTCATTATCAAGCACAAATACAACCGTAAGTCCTTGGCAGTTTTTGAACTGCATAATTATGCCTATTAATACTGGTTCGGCCGCAAGGTCGATATTGATTAACTCAGGAGCAGCATCAGGAGGACTGATTTCAAACTGTTTATTTTATGGTGCGGAGTTTGTCAACTTCTCGACTACTTGGAGTACTTCAAATCCAATATTGATTAAAAACTGCATTTTTGCTGGAACGTCTGCAATTTTTAACCAGTCAACAAATGGGATTATTTGCAGTTTTAATCGATACACCTTTTCATCACTAAGCGGTGTGGCTGCTGGGACTGGAAGCACCACAGGTGGGATACTTGGTAGTGACATGTTCGAAAGTCTATTGACTGGCTTTACAAATATCCAGCCCTATTCGTCGGTGAGCGGTAGTCCAAATGCTAGTTTTGGGAACGCATCAGGCGCACCTTCTACAGACATGTACGGTGTGACGTGGACAGGTTCAAGCCCAGATGCAGGGCCAGCGACATACCGCGCTATCGGCGGTGTTTCGCCTTACTTACCAACCGAGCGTAACGCTAGCACCATTACAATTGCTCCCGGCAGCACCTCCCAGTCCATCGAGCTCTACCTAGGTGCTACAGGCCTCACAGCCTCTACCTCTGGTCTCTCAGCCCGCTACAATCGGACACGCACAGCGTCTGTAGAGATTACTCTGGTAGCCCGTACAATCGCGCAGGCGTGGACTTCTGGCGGCTTTGCGGAGGTCGACTCGACCAACATGCCGGGGGTGTACAGACTTGACTTGCCCGATGCTGCACTGGCTGCAGGTGCTGATGATGTGACTATTGTGGTGCGTGGTGCAAGCGGTACTAACGGCGCAGTCATGACGGTCAAACTGTCCTCTGG